ACATTAACCAACGGACCAACGTTCAGTAATTCTAATCGTGGAGCTATAGTATTTGATGGTACCGATGATTATGTAGCAGCTGGTAATTTAGGTTCATTTTATACACAAGGAACAATTAGTTATTGGATGTATTCTACCGCTGTAGAAAATTATAGAAATCCATTTTCTACAAAGTATTTAGGTGGAAATGTTGGTATACGATTTGAACAATATACGACGGTATCACCATATGGCGGATTTAACGTTGTCATTGGAAATGATGCCGGAACTTATGGGTTTTATGACTACTCTCCAACTTCAGTGTTAAGTGCAAATATATGGTATAATGTAGTGTTAGCGTGGAACACTTCTACAAATAAAGTGTTTGGATATTTAAACGGTGTTTCAAAATTTGACACAACTCATACTTATTGGGCAACAACACTACCATCAATTTCAATAGGTTCTGGATTTGACTCCGGTAGATACTTTAAAGGAAATATAGCTTCGACGTTGATATATAACAGAGCATTAACCGCGACGGAAGTATTACAAAACTATAATGCTACAAAAACAAGATTCAATTTATGAACATGGGTCCTAGAATAGTAAGAAGTGGTTTAGTATTGAATTTAGATGCCGCACAAAAAACAAGTTATTCAGGCACAGGAACCGTTTGGAATGATTTGAGTAACAATAATAATAGTTTTATATTGGCGAATTCTCCGACATATTCTAATAATTTTTTTACATTAAATGGCACAACTCAATTCTTTTATATAAGCACTGGTGCTGGTTTTTTTAATTCAGCTGGAAACAATTTTTATGCAGATGTTGGATACGCGTGGAGCATTTCAGTTTGGTTTAAATTTCCAATCTCTCCCACAACAACAAGAAATTCTACAAATAATGGAGGCAATTGTTCTTATTGTATGGTAGGTAATTCAGGCGGTATTGGTGGTGCAGAAACATTATCACTATTTGTGAGCGGTGGTGACAACACAACAAGTGCTGGATCATTAACTCCATATTTTTGTGTTGTAGGTGTAAGAGGAGCAAAAACTCAGTTATCAGACGGATCTGTAAATACTAATACTTGGAATAATGCGATAGTGACTTGGAATGGATCTGCTGGTAGAGGATATTTTAATGGTGTTGATAAAGGCGCTTTAAATATTGGTGGCGCTGGTATACAAATAAACGGAGCCTATACTATAGGAACAACAGCAGGAGGCAATCAAGGATCTCATACATATGAGGGCGATATAGCTTCTACATTGGTTTATAACAGAGCATTAAGTGCAACTGAAATACTTCAAAACTATAACGCCACCAAAGGGCGTTTTGGTTTATAGTGTAATTTTATTTATATTATGGCTACAGTGGGAGGACCAAGAATTGTTAGAAGTGGACTGGTTTTGAATTTGGATGCGGCACAAAGAACTAGTTTTACACTTCCCATAATTGTATATAGCGTGCAGTGTTATTCTGTATATGGTGGTGGACTAAGAAGCGCTAACTATACTGTGCAATATAGTGATGATAATTCTACATGGACAACTGCTTTTACAGGCGTGATGAGTAATAATTCTTCTTGTGGAATCATCACTGGTACTGGCGTCAACACTAGTGATTTAACTCCGCACAAATATTGGAGATATGTAGAAGGATCGGCTGTTGCGGGACATCATCCTAGAGTATCTAGGATAGATTTTATTACTTCGGCTGGAAGTATAATTAATCTTGTCACATATACGTCTGATAACTGCGCTGATTCGGGTACATATATAGTTGGAACTGTTAGTAAAGATTTTGGTCCATCAACTTGGAACGATCTTAGTGGTAATAGAAATAATGGTACATTTTTTAATAATTTAACATTTAGTTTTGCAAATGGAGGAACCATTGTATTTGATGGTCTTAATGATTATATAACATTTTCGAGTTCTCAACTCGCTCCGGGTACAGGTGCTTTTACTTGGAATTTTTGGTGTAAATTAAATGATTTTTCAACTTATTCTATTCTTTTTTCTGGAACTGGTTCTAATACCAATTATGGTGTTATATTTCTTAATCCAACAAATGGTAGTGCTGGATTAGGTTATTATGCTTTGGGCAATCGTATACAAGATGATAATACATCATTTGGTTCAAATTGGTGGTGCATAACTTTTGTAGGAAATGGAGGTGCTAATGGATCCAGAAATTTAAAGTTATATAGAAATGCAGTGCAAGCTGGAAGCACTTATACATATGATTATAATTTCACTTCTTCTACGCCAATCGTTGGGACGAATCATGACTCTTATAATGAAGTAATGAGGGGAAACATTGCTAATTTTTCGTATTATAACAAAGCTTTATCTGCTTCTGAAATTTTACAAAACTACAATACCACAAAAGGCAGATTTGGGTTGTAATTTTTTAGTGTAACTAACATATATAGTGTAATCCTATATATGAAAATAGTTGATATTGCCCAAGAAATTCATTTCGAATTGGGAAGTCCTACTGATGTTTCGATTCCTGCGATAACTTATTGGTTAAGAAATAACATTGGCATTCTTAATAATAGAATAAATAAAAGTATCACCATTAATGACGAAGACAGAGAGTTCAGTGAAACTCTTGGTGAAGCTGAAAAATCTATTTATAAGAAAATGTATGATTGTTATTACTTTGAATTGAAACTAAAGGGCAGCTTGGGCGCTGCATCTATTGATACCGTATTAGAGGTTTCAGATGGCGGGGGTACAGTTCGTAAACTAAATAAAAACGAAACCACAAAGCTCTACCTTCAAGCTAAACAGAATGCTTATCAAGAACTTCACGATATGGTTCATGATTATACTGTCAATGACGTTGGTCCTCTGCAGGTCGCAGGTGATGATACTGTTGTCGGATCATTTACTACTGATAAATATTTTTCAATTAGACCATTTAATAGAATTTAATTATGGCTTCTTTATTAACAAGTGGAGAAAAAAGTTCTTTTGGGCAAACGTATATTGATTTATTTGATACTTTTGCTAGAGATGTTATTGTTTTTAAAGAGCCAATTAGAGTAATTAACTCTGTTAATGACACTCCATCTTTCGGCTATCCTACTGATCAATTGCCAGAAAGCGTAACTTATATACCTGTTTCAGGTATTTATAAAGCTAGAATTTATTACCCGCAACCAACTCAAGATATCGTCTCATTAAATTCCGAAATTAAAAATCCAAACACTTCTGCAAGAATGAGAGTTAGAGAAGAAGCTAAAAATTATATAGAAAATGGTAGAACTGAAAAAATTACATTCGATAATAAATCATGGAATGTCAACTATGGGTTTGTTGTTAAAAGATATATTGAACAGGATTTTTATGAATACGTAATGAAGGAAATTTCATAATGCCAAAACTTAACAGAACAATTTTCAAAAGAGAAGTTAATAAACTTATTTTTTCTAAAGATATTCAATCTTTGGCATATCAAAGAGCATCTAAAGAATTAGAAACATATAAAAAACAAACTATCAAAGAATTTAATAATCATATAATTACTCAAGAATTAGAAGCGGGCTCTAAAGGCACAAATATTTCCGATACATTACCCGGAACAAAAGATGATGCTAACTTATTTTCTTTTATTGGATTCAATCAGGGGGATAAGCCAACAGATCAGGTTCGACAAATTTTAACTAATCAAATTACCTTAGAACAAAAGCCATTTTCAAAACAACAGCAAAAAGGAGTTCTTTTTCAATTTCCAGTAAATATTCCTACTCTGAAAGATATATATTCTCAAACTCCTATGCCTTGGGAAAAAGGTAGGAGCTGGATAAAGGGCATTGAAAGAGGTATCTCTGGCTTAGGGTATTTTTTATCTGGGCTTTTTGCTTCTCCAGATCCAAGTCGATCTGGGGGCGGCATTCAATCAGATTTTAAAATTCGAAAAGGATCTTTCACTCCAACGAAATATTTAAGTGAAATTTTAAATAATCTCAAAGAAAAATTAAAGCAATGAAAGAACAATTCGATAATCAAGTAGCGGCTTCTTTTTTGTTGTGGTTTGATCATACTTTATTAGATAAAGGTCAAGCTTATTACGACGTTACGACTTCTTTTCCATTAAATTCTTCCTATTTTAATGGACTTTATTCATATAATGGGCCTTTTCAAGGTTTAGTTTATGATACTTCTATTGATGATGCGATAGTAATGACAGGAGTTACCATAAACGGTAATTATTATAATATCGGAGAAGGCCCTTTAAGCGGTATAAATTATACTAAAGGACAAGTATATTTATCTTCAGGAAATTTAGATGTTACTGGAAATTATTCAGTAAAACAATTCAATGTTCTCCTCACTTCTATACCAGAAGAAGTATTATTATTTGAAACTCAATACGTTCAAAGAAACAAAACCCCAACGGGCTCTTTAAAAGATTCTTTAGCACAAAATGTAATCACATTCCCTGTAATTTTTATTAAAAATAATGGAAGCACAAATACACCCGCCGCTTTTGGAGGAACAGACGAAACGAGAATTGATTATAGAGCTATCGTGGTAGCTGATTCTCAATATAATTTAGATGCCGTATGCTCTTTGTTTAGAGATAGAAATTATGATAATTTTCCACTGATTAATAGTAATTATAATCCATTTAACGTACTTGGAAGTTTTAAAAGTGGTATTCCTTTTAATTATGATACTGTTACCGCAGGTAAAGATTATTGTATGATAGACAGCGTTTCCGTATCAAAGATACCAAGTGTAAGAGATAGAGAGAATAATATCAATTCAAGTTCTTACTATGGATTAATTGATTTTGAAGTTATTAAGTTTAGAGAACCGAGAAAAACATAAGTATGCCAAGGAATAGAGTAATTTATCAAAATGAAGCTTTATATGTAGGTCCTTCACCTGCATATTCTGGACATTATAAATTTGTCACTGGCTTTCTCAACAATGCTCCAACTCAAAGACTAAATCAGTTAGATCCTTTAAATACAAGGACAATTGAATTAGGGGGCTCTTTGACTAATATTACGTTGGGTCAAATGAGGGCTCAATTAGAGTCAAATGTAACTAATTTAGATAGAATTCAAAACATAAGTTACAATTTTAATATTCCTCGTACTGATGTGAATCAATTCGGTACTTTGGCTGCTATTGATAGAGTTATATTAGATCAACCAACTGTTGGGCTTGATTTTAATTATTTGCAAAATGGTTTTCAAAATGAAAAAGAATTAGGATTTGAAGTTAAAGCAATAAAAAGACCAGCATTAATTAATTTAACTTTAGCTGCAAAAAATGCTAACTTTGAAATTTCATCTGTTTCTTTAGTAGATGGCGGTCAAGGTTATCTAACTCCTTTCACAATGAGTTTTCCGGGTATCGAAGCTGCAAATTTAAATTTAGTCGTTTCTACTGGGGGTCTTTACGCAGGTCAGGTCACTGGAGTTAATATAGCCGACGCTGGCGAATTGACTTTTAAAATAAGTGGATCAGTCGCATCCGCAGGTTCATATACAAATATTAATGTTAATACTGCAATTACTAATGATAGTGATATTATAAATTTTAAAGTTAATTCTGTAACAAGACCTCTAAACAATATAGTAGCAGAAGGCACTGGAATCGTAGCCGTGAGTTGTATTTCTGGGATCTTAACAAAAGTTAATGATGATAAAAATTATTTTATAAGAACTGTTTCGGCGGGAAATGATGTCACTGTGGCAACTACTGGTACTCTTGACCAATCTATTATTGCAATTGGAAATGCTGTTATAACTAATTATACCGCAAATGCTGTTGTTGGAGAGTTTCCAAATGTTTCTTTAACTTGTGAAGCTCGTAATATGAGTTTTTTAACTGGCGCTAATAATTTTAAATCTACTGTTGCTGGAGAAAGATACCCTCTTCCTTCTATTGATGAAAATAATAATAAAACTAATGGCACATTCTCTTTACCTAATTTTAATCCAAGAGATAATCTTTCAAATACAATTTCAGTATTTAGACCCGGTGACATTATTTTGGATCTTTCGGCCTTTAGTGTTTCTGGTTTTGGTATAGATACTGCTACTCAAGCGTCTCTAAATGCTCAAAGTTTTTCATTATCAATGGATATGTCAAGAGAAAACTTAAGGCGTTTAGGTACGGCTTTTGCGTATAGCAAAGAAATAACTTTTCCAATTAGTTATTCCTTTTCTGTTGATGTTTTGGTTTCTGATTTGAAAGCTGGCAATTTAATTAATATTATTAGCGGTACTGATTTTAAATTTGATGCTAATGTTTCTTATTTGAAACCCGGAACAAAGACCTCTCCGTTTGGAGCAATAACTGGTTCTAAATATACTTTAAAAAATACACAACTTGAATCTTTAAATTTTTCATCATCAATAGGAGCTAATAAAACAGCTACTTTAACATTTGGAGGACAAATGAGTTCTTCACAAGATTCTACCAAAGGTATCTTTATGGATGGGGATTTTTGGATGCAAATTACTAACAATATTAATCTTAATAAAAGCATTTCTGAAATTAATAATGAATATAAATTTAATATCCCTATTGATGCGATTTAACATTTCCCAACAATCAATAAATACTGTAATACTCAATAGAATTTAAAGGATTAAAAATATGGCAAGAAATCGTGTAATTTATCAATCAGAAGCTTTATTTAACACAAAAGATACTGTCGATGTAACTTCCGCCGCAAATCCCCTTTATCAATCTGGCGCTCTTTACATTAATCAGTTCTCTCGTGTGCAGTCTTGCAATTATAATTTCAATGTTGCAAGGCAAGATGTCAATCAATTCGGTGACTTAGCCGCAATTGATCGTGTTATTCTAGAGCAACCCACTGTCGGCATGGATTTTACTTATCTATTGTCGGACATGCATAATGAAAAAGCTTTAGGTTTCGCTGTTATTCAAACTCAAGATGTCATCACTGGAATTAACAGAGGAAACGCAACACAAACAGCGCTATCTGGAATTTTAACCAGCGGATTTGTAAATACAAAAAATTATTTTATCAGAACCGTAACTGAAGGTAATGATGCTTCAAGCTTTGCAAATGATTCTGCTAGCAATTCGGTTTCAAGCACTATCGGAATTGGCAACGGATTCCTTACTAATTATACTGTTAATGCAGCAGTAGGTGAGTTTCCAAATGCTTCAGTAAGCGTCGAAGGATTAAACATGAATTTCAGTGCTGGTAATTCAGGTGTCGCTCCCGGAGTTAACGTATCTGGAAATACAGTAGGCAATTTATTCTGGCTACCTCAAGCATCTACTAATCCAAATACTGAAAATTCTTTGGGCAAAATTTCTGCATTGCGCCCCGGTGATGTCACTTTAACTCTTACTAAGACTACTGGTACTCTTTATGGTGGCGTCGATGTTACTCAAAGCGCTGCTCTTCAAAATTTCTCTTTAACATTAGCTTTAGACAGAACTCCATTATTGAAACTTGGTAGTAGATACGCATTCTCAAGAGAAATTAATTTCCCTGTTAATGTTAGCTTGAGTTGTTCAGCTTTGGTTCAAGACTTAACTACTGGTAATTTAGTTGATTTGGTAGACAATGACTCTACTTATGATGCAACAATTAAACTAGCTACTCCAATTTCAGTTAATACTGGTTTAGAGGGTATCGGATATGTAGTTAAGAGATTAACTCTTGATTCTCAAGACTTCTCTTCTTCAATCGGTGCTAACAAAGAAGTTACTTTAAACTTCAGCACTCAAATTGGTTCTCCTCAACAACAAGATCGTGGTGTCTTCATGTTCGAGACTTTACCTCTTGCTGGTGGCTAATATTAATTAACCAAAACGAGCCCCAGTGAAAACTGGGGCTTTTTTTATTTTTTAAGTGTAAAGATTATTAGGTAAAGGTTCCTAAAGGTTATGGGTTTAGATAATATTAAGTTAAAAGAGTATATCTTATTTCAAAATAAGAGAAAAGTCACTAATTTATATAAAAATTTTTTAATAATTCTTGAGGATTTGAGAGAAGATGGATATAATATTTCTGACGAAAGGTATCAAAGATTAAGAAAAAGAGTTCTTGATTCAGGCAATGATTCTATTCGTCAATTTGAAGAAGAATTAAATAATATAAATTTTTAAATGAAAACAATCTACGAATTTTTTATTGATAAAGAAGTAATAGTACAAGAAAAAGAAGAAAAAGTAAATGAAGCTGGCGAGAAAATTACTATTACTAAAGATGTAAAAAAGCCAGTCCCACAAAAATATTTTATTAAAAAGCCTACTCGCGCTTTGTTTGATGATGCAGAATTGTTTTACGGCGTTAAGCTTTCAGAAGGAGTTAAAGCTGGTCTTCTTACCCGTACATTATTGAATAAAAGATATGTTGATGATGGCGGAGTTTTATCAGACAGAACTAAAACCGCAGAGAATGCAGCTTACAAAGATTTATTTGAATTCCAAGACAAGTTAGAAAGATTAAATTCATCAAAGGAAGATGAAAGAGCCGCAGATTTTGAAAATCAAAAGAAAGATTTAACTGATAAAATTGAAATTCTAAAAAATTCTCTTACTGAACTAGAAGTTCAAAAAGAATCTTTGTTTGATAATACCGCTGAAACTAGAGCAAGAAATAAGGTTATTACTTGGTGGATATTGCAATTATCTTATTTAGAAAAAAATGGAGATCCTGCCCCATTTTTTGGAGATGGCTCTTATGATCAAAAGATGGACAAATATGATTCTATTTTTGAATCTGAAGATGAGCATCTTTTAAAAGTAGCGAATGCTTTTATTTATTTTATTAGTTTTTGGTATGTAGGTAGAGCTTCTTCTAAAGAAGATTTTGATAAGTTAAAACTTGACCAAAATTTGGCATAAAATTCATCGTTTAAATTCTAACCCCTGCGAAAGCGGGGGTTTTTTAGTATATGGACATTGATTCTTTTAATAAAAATTTAAAAACAAGTTATTGGGAAATCGTACAAGGGTCTTCTGGTTTTGAATTCAATAAGCAAATGTATTACATGAAGCATTTGTCCGCTCAAGACGCAGGAATAATAGAAGCAAAAGAGAATTTTTACTTTAATAAAGCAAAATCACAAGGAATTCCAACTAATCAAGAGAAAATAGAAGAACTAATAAAAGAAAATTTATACGATCCAAAAAATGACAAAAGAATTTTAGATCTTAAATTAAGTTTAGCCACTATGAAAAAAACACGCAGCAAATTATATTTGACTCGTGATTTAAATAATATAGACAAGCAAATAAAAGAAACTTCACAAGAATTAAATAAACTATTAGAGACAAAAGAATCATTATTAGAAACTACATGCGAAAGATATACAGCGAAAAGAATGAATGAATTTTATATTTATTATTCTGTTTATTCTGATATTAATTGCAAAAATCATAGTTTTATTTTAAAAGATTTCGAAGAATTAGATCAATTTGAATTAAATAGCCTTGTTGATGGATACGCTGATACTTCATTAAAATTCAATAGTACTAATTTAAAAAGAATTGCTGTTAGTAATTTTTTCTTAAATTATTTTTATTTATCAGATGATAATCCGTATTTCTTTTTTGGCAAGCCAGTTTCTGATCTTACATTTTATCAAATTGAATTATTTGGTTACGCTCGATACTTTAAAGATTTAATGAGTAAAAGTACTGTTAAGCATCCTGATGAGTATAATGAAGATCTTGACAAACTTATTGATTGGTATGAATCAGGAAACAATCTTGAAAAAATACAAGAAGAGAACAATCAAAAAGCAGGAAAAGAAACCGCTGTTCAAGCAGTTTCCGTCATGGGAGCTAGCAAAGAAGACCTTAAGAAATTAAAGAAAGAAAATACTGGAGCTATATCATTAGAAGAAGCAGCAAAGAAGAAGGGTGGATCCTTAAATTTCGAAGATTTAATTAAATTACACGGCGTTTAAGTGTAATTATTTTTAGGTTTAAGGAAATATGGCTACTTCATCAGGTTCAATAACTATTAGCGCGACGATTGATACTTCCGCTGCGGAAAGAGATGTTTTAGCAGCGTTACGTCGCATAGAAAGAAAAAGTACTCTTAATTTAAATACCAAGAACTTTTCTCAACCTTTAGGCAGAATCACTGGGCAAGCAGATGAGTTTCAAAAGTCACTTGAAGCTTCAAATGCTCGTGTTGTAGCATTCGGCGCTTCAGCGGGTATTATTTATAATGTTGAAAAAGCTTTTTCTGCTTTAATTTCCAGCACTATAGAAGTAGAAAAATCTCTTACTGACATTAATGTAGTATTAAATTCTTCTACTAAAACTTTAACTCAATTTGGTGATCAATTATTTAATGTCGCAAAACAAACTGGTTCTTCTTTTAATCAAGTAACTGAAGCTGCAATTGAGTTTTCCCGTCAAGGTTTATCGTTAGAAGATACTTTAAAAAGGACTAGAGACGCTCTTATTTTAACTCGTCTTGCCGGTTTAGATGTCGTTTCTAGTACTGAAGCATTAACTTCAGCAGTTAACTCTTTTACAAAAGAAGCGCTAACAACAACTGATGTCGTTAATAAATTAGCAGCAGTTGACGCAAAGTTCGCTGTTAGTTCAAGAGATCTTTCTGAAGCGGTCAAACGTGTAGGTTCTTCTGCGAGTGAAGCAGGAGTAAGTTTTGATGAGTTATTAGGTATTGTAACTTCAGTTCAGCAAACTACTGCTCGTGGTGGTGCTGTCATTGGTAACGCATTAAAAACAATATTTACAAGAATTCAAAGACCAGAAGTTATAAATGATTTAAGAGATTTCGGAGTTGCCGTAAAAGATATTGAAGGAAATACTTTACCGATAGTTCAAGTATTAGAAAACTTAGCAAAATCTTTTGAGGATTTAAATCCAGTTATTAGAGCTCAAGTCGGAGAATTGGTTGGCGGTGTATTCCAAATTAACATTTTAAAAGCTGCATTATCTGATTTATCTAAAGAGAATTCTATTTTTCAAGCAGCGACTTCTGCATCTAATAAAGCAATTGATGATGCAATTATTAAAAATAACGCTCTAAATAAAAGCATCACAGCTTTAGTTAATGAAGCTAGTGTTAATTTAGTTCAATTTGGCAAAAATATTGGTAATGTAAGCGTCGGTCCCGGAATTAAAAATTTAGTAGGTATTTTAAATGATTCTCTTAATCAAATTAATGAAAAGAGCGGGGAAAGTGTTGGAGCTAAAATTGGATCAGGATTATTAAAAGGAATTACTAGTTTTATAACTGGTCCCGGTTTAATTTTGGGTAGCGTTGTTTTAGGTAAATTATTCGGACGTTTTGCCGGATTTACTGCTGACGCTACTAAAAATCTCCTTGGTTTAAATAGCGTATCTCAACAAAGAGGAAAACTTGAAGAATCAATTAAAGGAATTCTGCAATCAAATCCTGCTATAATAGGTCAATTAATTACTGGCGAAAAAACTCGTCTTCAAATCGAAAAAGAAATAAGAGATGTTTTAATTCAACAGTCTAGTTTAGCGGAGAGTATAAAAAATACATCAGAAAGTTTTAGTAAGTCTTTTATTGCTTCCGGAATGGGTGTAAATGCATCAAATCTTGTAGTTTCTAATAGATTGGCCCCCACTAGGAGGACTTCAAAAGGCTTTTTGCCTAATTTTTCTGATTCGATGGCTTCACAAATGACTTCTGAAGTTTCAGAAGCTACAAAGTTAGGAGCTAAAAAGGGAGTTAGAGCTAGACTAAGCGAAGGAACTATTGGCGGCAAAAAATTTATTTTAAATACAGACGAAAAAGAATTTGTGGGAGTTGGTCGCAATGGAGATTCAATGGTGATTCCAAAGTATGGCGGCGGAATGGAAAAAGCTATTGGAATGATGAAGTCTGGTAAAATGGGATCTATTCTTGGTGGTAGCAATTCAGGAATGTCATTTGATGGGTTTATTCCTAATTTTGCTCAAGATGATGAAGAGTCTGGGGGCTTTGGACCTAAACAATTTAGAGACTACATGAGGAAAATAGGAAAAGCTTATCGTGTCGATAAAATTATAAATAAACAAGGAAAAAAAGTTGCTGGCCCTCTTACTTGGAATTTATCAGATAAAAATTATTTTACAAATCTTAAACCACAGGAATTAGAGGAATTTCAAACAGATTTACAAGGTTTTCAAAAAGAATACAATACTAGTTATCTTCCAACTGGTTATGCAAACTATTTAAGAGCTATTACAACACAAATAAATAGAGAAGAAAGAAAGGGTAACCGATCTAAATCTTCTATTCCCGTACCAGAAAAATTATTAGATGAACCTACAATTAATGCTGCTGTTCTAGTAGCGACGATGGAAACTTTTAAAAATTTTATTCAATCTAATTATCCGGCTGAATCACAACAAAAACAAGCCATTTCAAAGAAACTAAGAATAATAAATGATCAGTTAAACACTGCTACAAAATTACAAAAAGAAGGCAAGCCTGTACCTGTTCAATTATCACAAAGACTAGAGCGATTAAAAAAGTTTGAAAAGTTATATCAAAAACAGGAAGGCATTGTTTCTCAAGTTCCAGCAAAAGCTTTCGGAGCAAAATATGAAGATTTCGCTTTAAAATATTTAAAAAATTCTGCATATCCAGATATAAAATCTGCTAAAGAAATTGGATTGTTTGGAACTGGTGGAGAAGAAACTACAGATGTCGACGCTGTAGATACAGTAAAAAGAGCATTTTTTGAATTTAAAGCTGGTGGAATTGAAATAGATAAAACTAATAAAAAATTTAAAAACGTCAGAAGTAGACCAGAGAATTGGCCGCTTCTTTTGGGTGTTAAATTTAGTGATGTTTTTGATCAAATAAAAGGTCCATGGCAAGATATTTTAGTATCTAATAATTTAAGAGATCCTATATATAAATTTAAAGGCAATAAACTTTTGCGTTTGCCTTCTGAAGGAGGCACTCAAGACAAAAGACTTTACGCAAATGTTCCAAGTCAAAGAAGAGCAGATCAAAGAGCTGCCGCCATAAGTCCATTCAGTGGAAGTCTTACTGAATTTATTGATGAAGAGTATTCCAGAATCATGATGGAAAAACCTAAAGCATATTCAAAAGGTTTTATCCCTAATTTTGCGGCTACTAAATTTGATAAATTTAAACTAAATGATCGCTTAGTAATGGCTTATGGAAAGAAAAATGATCCTGAATCCATAGCAAAATATTTAGTTAACATTGGAAGAATAGATCCTATTTTAGATAAAGCTACTAAAAATCCAATTTTAGATTCTAAAGGTTCACCAGTAGTAAAATTTTCAGGATTTACAACTAAGTATGGCGCTGATGGATATCAAAACTTAATAAGACATTTTAGAAGTGATGGAGTTTTAGATTACAGAATTGTTCCATCAAATGATGAAAAGAGCATTACTTCTTATTTGAGACAAATTAGATTATCTGATTTTTCTAAAGGGTATATTCCTAATTTTGCAGATAACAATTTAAAAGATTTATTAACTGAAGCAAAATTAAAATCTTTTTCTTCGCCAGAAGATTTATATTTATGGTTGACACGTTTAAGTCAAGAAAAAGGTTTACGAATTAAAAGAGGATCATCTAGAATTGGAATTGCTCTTGATGATAAAATGTTTTTAAAAATTGCAGCTAACAAAGCTGGAATTGCTCAAAATTTTGTTGAAAATAGAATTTTAAATGATCGATCTGCTAGAGAAAGATATTCTGATATTTTACCAGAAATTTTTGCTTCAGATAATAGAAAAAATCTTTGGAGTATCACAGAAAGATTAAACGATGTCCAAGAGTTAGATGGTTTCAAAAGACCAAGACCATCTGAACAATTACTTGGCAAACCCGCTAGCCATTTCATGCTTTTTTCGCCTTATTCAGATCTTGAAAACCAAATATTAAAATTTGGAGAGGAATACGATATTGACGTGTCTGATTTTTTTGGAGGTAGAAATATTGGTTTTACTAGAACAAGTAGTCCAAAACTTAAATTAATGGATTTAGGTTTCACCGAAAGAATCGCTAAAGCTTTTTATCGACAAGGAAGAATTCCAGAACTCGGACGCTTTGATAAAGGTTTTATTCCTAATTTTAGTTCTTCTGATGCTTTACAACAGTATTTAAATAATTTTGATTCTCAAACTGTTTCTGAATTTTCAAACACTAATATCCGTGGGGGTCGCGGTATGAGTGTATTGTCAGCCAGAGTAAAATTTGTTAAAGATCTATTAAACATTAATCCAGATCTTAAAGCAAAAGAATTAGTTCAAATTTTAAACGAAAGAAGAACTAAAGGAGTTAATGTCAATTTTACAGAAAAATCTATACCATTTGGGCCAGAAGAAGCAAGAAGATTAATCGCTAAAGTTCGAAACAGTAGAACTAAATCAATTGATTATTTAGGTAGACCATCTGTTTCTGGAATTTCTCCAGAAGATTTTAGTAGTGGCTTTATTCCTAATTTTGCTTTTTCCGACTTAGGAACTGGAGCTGTAATACAAAATGATAATAATTATGGAGGACCCTCTGGACGAGCAAGATATTTAACTTTTTCAAAACTTAAAAAAGAAGGAATATTTAAAAAATATATTAATTATTTCAAAACCTACGAGTCAGTTGACAAATATATTAACAGGGATGCGCCGAAATATTTTAGAAATTTTTTTATGCCTAATGGCTCAGTTCCAAAAGATAAAGAACTAGAAGTTTTTGGTAGAAAATTAACAAATGACGAGTCTGATTTTTTTAATGATTTTTTTTCAAATGGTGATTTTATAGGAACTAGTAGATATCTCAAAGCATTTTTTCCCAAAAATGATCGTTTTTATAAAGATCCATTGGAAAAATCTATTTCTGATAGACTTCCGCGTACTCAAGATTATTTTATTAATGAAGATATACAAGACAGATTTAAGAAAACTTTGATTTTTCCTGATGTAAGAAAATCTTACTTAGCTTTCTTAAAAGAACGTTCTATTCGTCGAGGAATTTTTGTAGATAGTGATCCAGCAATTTTTTTTGAATTTGCTTTGCAAAATGATAAATTGAAAGATGTAGCTCAAAAAATTAGATCAATGGCACCGCCAATTACTTCTAAAGATTTACAAAAACAAGCCGAGTTCTTTGATAGTCCAGAAAAAGTAGATAAAGATTTGCTTACTCAGCTTGCGGAATTTGATAGAGATGAAAAATTTTCTTTTTCTGTATTTGGAAGTGTTAAAAAAGCCCCTTTTAATAAAAAGTCTACCGATAATATACTTTTTCAATCTTTATATGAAAATTTTAAAGATATAGATGCAGGAGAAGTATTTAATATTCCTAGTTATATTCTACATTCAGGAATACGAGGTTTAGATAGAGCTATTTATCTAGAATCTAGAAGCCCGCTTGAAGCTTTTAAAGAAGTGACGAATAAGAAAGTGTTAAATTCTAATAAAGAAGTTGTTGATTATTTAAAATGGCGAATTTCTAGACCTTCTCCAAGCGAACCAATTGATTTATCTCCTGAAATAACAAAATTTCTTTTTAAAAACGACTATGGTTTATTAAAAAAATCACGTTTTGTAAAATATGATTTGGAAAATAGAAAAATAATTGATTTTTTAGTTAAAAATAAAAATTCCATACAGTTTGAAAAAACATTTGCTGAATATGGAGCAGCAGGACAACAAAGACAATACACATATATAGATTTAATAAATAATTTAACAGAAGCTGATTTACCAAATGGAGATAAAACTTCTCTCCCAAAAGCTTTTGAAAGTGTTAAAACTAGATTATCAGAACAAGCTAGACAACAAATCGAGAAAAAAATCGCTGTTTCTAATAGGACTTTTCCAATAATACCTCACTTAAGTAAAGAAACGGATAGAGTAAAAATATTAAAAAATGAAAAATCTTTATATGAAGAAGGAAATAGAATGGATCATTGCGTTGCTGGCTATGGAGACGCATGTTCTAATATTGATACGAAAACAGGATTACCTAAAAGCTTAATCGTTTCAACTGGAACGGCAACTGCAGAATTAAATCCTCAAAGAAAAAGAATAATACCAAATTCTGATTTTAACACTAGGCAAAATCGCGCTGAAATAAGAAATTTTATTAAAAGCCTCAAGTATCACGCTACTTCTTTAGGCAAATCCAGCACCACCACCGCAATGGCGGAGTTGATGGCTGAAAGGAGCATGATAGCGGAGGAGGTAAGATTAAATACAGTTAAATCTTATTTGCAATTTAGAAAAGCAAGAAAAGGCCCACCTTTATATTCAATAGATGCTTATCAAATAAAAGGAATTAGAAATAAAAATCCATCGCAAGAAGATTTAGAGTTGTTTCGCGATTTTGTAAGAAAAAATGGGTTGCAGCCAAACTTTGCTTCTGGTTTTGTTCCTAATTTTGCGAAATTTAAAACTTTTTTAGGAAAAGGATTTATTCCAAATTTCAATGCCGTTCGAGAAGCTATTAATAGAGAAATGGACGCTGGCTTTTCAGCTTCCCAAGTTAAAATCGGACAAAGTAATTCTTTAAAAACTTCATTTAATCCTCAAGGACTTGGAGTTTATAATACGGTCCAAGAACCCGGCGGTTTAAATCAGGGCATGGCATTTGCGCGTGAAGCCGGAATCAATCCTAAAACAAAAGGAATGAGTTCTGGATTTGTACCAAATTTCGCAGAAGGAGGATTTGATAGATTTGATGTTACTTTAATTGCAGCGACTTTAATTGGGTTAAATACTCAAATTCGAAGTGTTATTGACGCTTTTAAAAACATTAAAGAATCTGTAAAAGCAGTTAACTCTGCTTTAGCAGAAGATGTAAAAGGGATTAGAAAATCAGCTGCAGAAAGAATAAATGAATTAAATAGTCAACTTAAAGCTGAGAAAACTGTTAGAAATCAAAGTATTGATGCTGCAAAACAAAATATTTCTGATTTAAAAAAGCAAAGAAAAACAGAGAAGGCTGCTCTTGATGCTTCTACTAAATTACGTGCAGGTCTTGGTCTTGGCCCTGATCCAGCGGAAAATACTAAATATTTAAGTTCATCTCGCGCAATAGGAAAACAGATAAGGCAACAAGAACAGTTAATAAAAAATGAAAATCTAGCAATACAAACTTCAACTGCGGATTTTGTAACTAAATCTAAAGAAATTGGCGCAAAATCAAAAATATTAGAATCTGAAAAAATTGCCGAAGCAGCATCGAAAACCACTACAAAAGCGAAAGCTGATACTTTAATTAAAAATGCAGGGTTCGGGGTTGGTTTGATTGGCGCGGGAGTCGCTAATATAGCTGAACAATTTATCCCTCAACAAAATTTTCAAGCTAGAGCATTAACTTCTGGAGTGGGAGACGTATTCTCTTATGCTGGAACAGGAGCGGCTTTTGGTCCAGCAGGAGCAGCTGCTGGAGCGCTTTTGGGAATTGGTATTGCTGCTAAAAAAGTTGTTGATTCTAATTTAGAAGAATATATTTATAAAATTGGTAAATCTATAGATTTAATCAGAGATAAAACTAATACTTTTGCTAATGCATCTCAAGGTTATTCATCTTCATTAGAGCAATTAAAAACAGCATTAAATGATCCTAATGCTAGACCAGATGCTTTAATTAGATTTCAAAATTTAATTCAAGAATCATTAGGACAAATTCCTGATGAGTTTAGACAAAAAGTTTTAGCGGCGGGATCTGATTTAACAAAAATAGCAGAAGCTATTTCTGATGTTAATAAAGAATTAGGTAGATCACAGCAAAATTTAGAATCAGTAAGTAGCGTTTTGCAACTTATATCAAATAATAAAGGTTTCCTTTCTTATTTTGGATCCGCAATACAATTAAGATCTAATGATCAACAATTATTAAACAGAAGTTTCACAAGAAATATTAATCAACAAGATTTAACAAAAAGATTTGGCAACCAACAAGATTTTGACAAATTTATTTCTCGATTATCAGGAGAATTGTTTACTACATATCAGTCAGGAAGAGGCTTGCAGGCTAACGCTCCTCAAGTATTAAATTTAAGAAATTTAAATAAAGTCGAAAGTTTACTTGGTTCTCAGGGTTTGCTAACTCCAGAGTTGGCATCAGCTTTTAAAAAAGCAGCTGAAAATTTTGATATCAAAGTTATTCGTGGACTTGTTTCATCTCTTCGCGAACTCGGCATTACTGCTTTCGCAACCAAAGAAGAAGCCGCTAATTTAACTTCAATTCAAACAGATAATGTAAAAAAGAATAAACAAGCTGCCGAAGCATTAAGACTTTTAAATCAACAGTATACAAATTTAAATTTTCAACTTTCTCAACAAATTCAAATTGAACAAAATAGATCATCTGCTATTAGAGATATAAATAAGATATTTTCTGAAGGAGTTATTAATGTTCAAAGATCAAGAGTTAAAAATTTATTAGAAGTATTTTCACCATTTATCACAGATCAACAACGCAATAATATCCAAGGTCAATTAGATTTAAATGAAATTACCACTCGTCAAAATTCACAAATTCGAGACGCATTAAATAAAACCTTAGATTCTTTTAATGAAAGTTTAACTTCTAAAATAAAAGAAATAACAGATCAAGCAATTGGAGTTACTGCTGATTTAAATAGAGAACCAAATCAAATTGTAAAAGATACCAATTTATTTATTAATAATCTTAGTAAATTAAGTAATTTAGCTAGTCAAGGCTTAGAGGCAGCAAGAGGCGGAGTAAACGTTTCTAACGTACGAGATAAATTAGCTCAAGAAATTCGAAGTACTGCTACTTTAACTGGAGGTCAACAAGAAGTTCTTATACAACAATTAGAGAAAGAATTTGCTTCTTTTCAAAATGAATTAGCGCGTATTAAAGCTCAAGGTGAGGTAGATTTGCTTTTACAAAAAAGTCAAGTTGATTTTCAAAGAAAAACTTACGAATTAAATCAACGTTTAAGTTTTGCAGGTGGTGGTCGAGCACTAGCTTCAACAGGAAGATTAGGAGTTTCTGATCTTTATGATAGCATTGCTGATTTAGTTGGAGAACTTAGGCAAAATAATGCAATAGGTAATAGAGGTGAAAATATTTCCCTTTTGGGATCTAGTGTTTTTAAACTTTTAGATACCTTAACTAATCAATTACAGTTAAATAGAGCAACTACTTCTCCAATTCCTTTTGTTAGTCCAGAAAGCTTTAATAAAGCTGTATCTGATCAATTGCGTCCTTTAACTGCAATTTCTATCGCAGGAAGAACTAGTCAAATTAGAGAATCTCTTAATTTAGCTAGACAAACCACTGAAGCTCAAATCGGATCAATTGGAAAAGAAAGTCCATTAGCTTTAGCATTTAAAACTGCTAATGAAAATGCAGTAGGCACAGCGTTGTTACAGATTTCTTCAGAACTTAAATTACAAAATATTGGTACTTATTTAGATATTTTACAAGAAGAGGCAGGAATTTTAAATCAATTAACTAATGAGCAAACAAATTATTTAAAAGAACAAATTCCAAATTTAAATAAAAATTTTGCTAGTGTAATTCAAAAAAATGTAAAAGATCAATTAATTACAGTCAATAAAACTCTAGAAAGTAAACTGACGGAATTAATTATTGCCACTAAAGAAGCTGATATAAATAAACAAATTAGAGATTTAATACCTTCTAATGTGCCATTTAATGATAGAGAAAAGTTTTTACAAGAAATTAAAGATTTGCAAAAGGGGATTTTTAACTTAAATACAAATTTACCCCCAGAAACAGCGCAAGCATTTCAAAAAGTCACGAATAATTTGTTGCAGCAAATTCCTCAAAGTACTTTTACTCCTAGTGGTGGATTTGGAGGTAATAATAACCAATCTAAAGATGTACAAATTAGTGATATTGTTCGAAGATATTCTGGAGTAACCTCGGGTACTGTTGAATCAATACTTGAGCTACTTAATAAATTTCAAAAATTTTCAACTTCTGTAACTGCAAAACCTTTAGATAAAAAACAAAATATTGCTTATTTAGAAGGACTAATGGCAGATGCTTTAAAAAATTCTATATATTATGAAAAACTTTTAAATAATAATTCATCTAATCAACAGCCCGATAAACCAACAGATCCTAATGAAAGAATTCAAAGCTTAAGACAACAATTAAAAGGTTTAAATTTACAAACTGAATTTTATTTACAATCCAATACAGAATTAGTCAAGTTACAAGAAGAAGTTAATGAAATTTTAGCTGAAGGAGTTCAAACTAAAGAACAACAAGAAAAACAATTACAAATTCAACTTAAAATTAGAAAGAAAGAATTAGACTTAGAACTTGCAACTACTAAAGATAGAGAAAAACTTTTATATGAAACCGCATACGGAAGAAATTTCTTTAGAGAAGAAAAACAAGCAGCTGCTGAAGCAAGAATTACAGCTGAAGCTCGACAAGGAAATGTACCAGTAGGTTCAATTGTTAGATCTGTTTTTGAATATGGACCAGCTGATGCCGCAAAAGATACGGGGGATACTTTAAAAATATTACTTACTGATTTTAAGACAGGAATTGCTGGCGCATTTAGCGAAGCTATAAAAGGAACTAAAACACTAAGAGAAGCTTTTTCTGATTTCTTTCAATCTTTATTAAATAGATTAACTGATAGAGCTACCGCTCAGTTGGTTGATACAGTTTTAGGAGCAGCACAAAAAGGATTTTCCTCTTTCAATTTTGGAACAGGAAATGCATCGGCATCTTCAGATGGTGCATATACAGCAGGAGGAGTTAATACTGTAACCGGAGCTGGAGCTAAAAAATACGGCGGCTTAATTAAAGGTTATAACTTTGGCGGTTTAGTAACTGGTGGATCAGGATTTAGAGATGATGTGCCAGCTATGATGAGCGGCGGCGAATTTGTTATTAAACAAAGCTCTGTTAAAAAATATGGCGCTGATTTCTTAGATCAATTGAATAGTGGTCAAATTCAAACTGCTGCTGATGGTGGTTCATTCTCAGTTGGTCCAATGAGAAATGAATTTCTCTACAATGATCCAGAACGTCCAACTTCAGGGGAATATTCAGTTGATCCTCGTTTGTCTGCTTTTGCATTAACTGATGAAAATAATCCTCAAAATAAAATCAGAGAACAGCGTTTTGAGGAATTAGATAGATACTTACAGGATCGCGACCAGTATGAAAAAGATAGAAAAAAAGCCATCAGTGATTTTAATAAAAAAGTTCAAAGTGTTTTTAATCAAGCTTTAATTGCTGCAGCTATTCAAATTGTTGCATCTACTGCTGCCGGTTACGCTTCTAAAGGGGGTGGTGATACCAAAACTGAACCACCTGCGAAAAATGCTAAAGGAGGTCTTATTCCAAAATTTGCTTTTGGCGGTGCGGTTAGAAAACTAAAAGCGGGTGGAATGGCGGGCAAAGATAATATACCCGCATTGCTAATGGGCAATGAATATGTAATGAGCCCAGAAGCTACTAAATATTATGGTACTCAATTAATGAGCGATTTGAATAAAGGAACCTTTAATAGAGTTGGTGCTCGCACAAGATTTGCTGAAGGAGGTTTAGTTGGTAGCGGTTCTTCTGTAAGTTATAGAGGTAATGCTGTAAATAATAACTTTGATGAATTGGTTGTTGCAATAAATACTTTAAATGAAAGTATAAGTAAGAGCAATGGTATTACTCAATCTGAAACTGGTGGTGTATCTCCAAACTTTAATGCTCAAGGGCAACTTGCTACAAGTTCTATTGTAAATAATATCTCTGTTAATGTTTCTTCTGGAAATGTTTCGGCTACTTCAGAAACAAATTCAGACAATAAAAATTCAAATCAAAATCAAAACTTGCAAAACAATCAAAAACTTGCTGAATTACTCAAAGGTAAAATTGTGGAAGTTATTGTCGAACAAAAGAGACCCGGAGGTTTATTGGCTAGCGTTAAGCCTTAATTTATCATTAATTTCTTGAAGTTTGCTGTCTATAGTCAAGATGGCTTGATTATAAAGATTTTGAATATTATTTGATTTTGCCAGAGGTAGTTTCAAATATGGAGTTTGCTCCTCTACCAAAAAAAAAGGCTGATAAGAGTAATTTTTATCAATCTTTTTGTTCACTGTTATTCTATGTCGAGATAAAGAAAATTCGCCTTGTTTAAAATCAATAGGTATTTCTTCTTCAATAATAATATCTGTTTCTTTTTCTTTATAAATACAGTCATTAACGCTCAAAAACAATTTAACTTTTTCCTTAGTTTTTCTCATTATTACATTGAGAATTACTTCTTGTCCATTCTTTGCAATGGCATTTACTTGAGTAAGGTTTGAAAGATATTTTCCTTTTTTAATTACTTCTAATTCTGTAATAGTTCCAGTATTATTTATGGATTTTACTAATACTTGAGCAGACTCTTTTTGATCATTTGTTTTATTAAAGAAAGCTCCATTTTCTATAGTTAATACATCACCAGTTTTATGATTAGACCCTCCATTAGTTATTTCATTAATAATTATTAATTCATAACCTTCAAATTCACAATTCAAAGCGTCTCCATCTAAAACAACTTCTGGGCAATTTCCTGTTATTGAAATTGTATTTTTATTTTTAACAATGAATTTTTTATTGTTTTGAATTATATCATTTTTTACAACAATATATTTACTTTCATCACTGCTAATTACAATCTCTGAACCAGCAGTTAGTTCTTTCCAGTTCGCTAAATTATTTGAGTAAAAATACTCATCTCCAAAACAAAATAAAAAGTCTATCATTATTATATTATATTGTCAATGATAGGTTTTAGTACAGGATGTTTTGCGTTTTCTGATTCATATCCTGATATTTTTATTTCAGGCATCTGAGTGTATCCAGAGCCTAATCTTTCAACAGTTATTTTAATTAATTGACCATCTGCGCCTACTACAGCTTTTGCCGTAGCTTTAAATCCAAAGTTTTTATCTGTCTCTACTGGACTGGAAATATCTACTGTAGGTATTTTTTCTGAACATCCATAACCCGGATCTAATATTTCAATATCTACTAAATTATAAAAAGGATTAAACTTAGCTATTTTTTCGCAATCATGTATGCTATATAATTCTTTTCTGCAGGACAAATCTCGAAGAAAGTTTTTATTTCTTTTAATTACTTCTGTTTTTTTATTGTTGTGTACTTCTAATGAAATGAGAAAATCAATGTCTAATTTTTTAAATAATGATTCTCTTTTAATTACTGCGTTTTTGATTTTTTCTTGAATTAGTTTTTCTTTTTTCCAGATAATGCTTCCATCGGGAAGATGTTTTTTGAAGTTTAATATATGAGGGTCAATTTTTTTATCTGTTTTAATCAGATAATCGAAGTTTTCATATTTGATATTTAATTTTGGCAAATTATCTACGTCTTCTAAATTAATACTCGTTGTTATGTATTGATGCGTACCGTCAACAAAATATACTATATAATGATTCATATGTATTAATAAGTTATTAGAATTGATAGTTCCATTGTCTGTATATAAAAATTATGTTCAGGGAAAAATCCTAGTTGTTTTCTAGCAGATAAATGTGCAAAGGATAAATTTTTAACGTCATTGAAACTCCATAGCTCAGGGTTTATTATAACGTCGCCATTTTCATATGTTCTTTTATAAGTATAATAATTTTTTGGTGTTATTCTAGGGATAAGAATAACTATTTCTCTCCAACTAGGAATATCAATAGACCCCAAACTTCCTATAACCGTTTGAGTTGTTGTAGAGGATATTAATTCTTCTCCATGATATACAAATACCTCTAAACTTTTGTTATCTAAAAACGAAGCTCCATAAACGTCTCCTTGATAAGGAATATTTATTACTAATGAAAATAAATAATCATTTATTAGTGGAACTCCGGGATAATATGAAGAATTGTTAGTTAAACTAGTTCTATTTGTTATTTCTGAAGAGGATAAAGCTGCAATGTAATTTGTTTGTCTTGGATTTGTTATGGTGTAATTTAAATATTGTTTTTGAAAAGTTGGTGGTATTGGATAATTTAAATCCTTGTCTGGTGATCCGAAATTTTCATCTGGTGTAACATTAAATAAATTGAATCCATCACTTAAGTTACTTTCATAATCTTTTATTAAATTTTTTGCAGACTGCTCGCTTGAGCATGTAGCATTATTTATTAAATATTCTTTAATTTCGCTTGTTTCTGTAGTAATTAAATTACCAGCATTATCACCACTTAAGTCATAGTCTTTTATAATATGTAAGTCTGCTAGGCAAATTGCTTGAGGAGAAGCGGTAAATTTTCTATTTACCTTTATATCTAAATGTTGTACGGCATTAGTTTGAGAGTTCTCAGGAAATATTCCATTTAGTAAATTAGCAATTGTTTTTATTCCAGCTAATAAAGAAGTAAAGATTTTATTACCCAATAAAGTATAAGCTCTGAAGTTAAAAGGTATTATTCTTAAATTGTTGAAATTATTACCGCTCGATTGATGATTATATTGAATTTTTCTATTTGCTATAGATAAAGCATAGTAAGCGCCTTCTTCATCGGAAGATGATACCCTGTCGTCTTTTACTTGAACGTGCTCGTCAGTTGTTGGTTTATATAAAACATTTCTTCTTGTTAATTTATAAGAATTGGGTATTGAGGTTGATTGATTGTTTGTGGGGTTATCGAAAATACCTTCAATTAAAACGCTATTATTTAATGTTAAATGAATATAATTAATTCCAGCTTTAAGTATTTTACCTTGTAGACTCTTATCTTCCACTATTATTTCTTCTGGTATTTTAATTTCTTTATTTACTGAACTAATTACTGCATAAGAAAGTTTTTGTGATCCATTAGAATTTAAAATTGGAGAATCGTAATTTAAAATATTTTTTGTAATAGAAACTCCATCTGGCATACTAGATGAAGATGATTGCCAAAGATTCATAAATAAATCAACAGCTATCAAATAAGGTTTATATGCAAAAAGAGTAAATGGTTTACCAATAGTATCAACTTGATTATTAAAATAGAAAACTTCTGGTTGGTTATCTATGTTAATAAAATGAGAATCAATGATTTCTTTATTGTTTTTATCTTTTATTGATTTAGGATTATTGTTATCGTCATATACAATTTGATTGACACTAAAATCAAATATCTCTGTTACTGGAATTAACAATAGATATAAATTAGAAACAAAATTAGTCATCTTTAATTCCATATTGAAATTAAGTATAACATCTGCAGCGTCTCTAGTTAGTTTAAATTCTGAATTATTTAAAAGATTATCTAATGTTTGTTTTAAATCATTATCTAAACTATCGTAAGTTACTAATCTGAATCCTTTTGGATCCTTGAAATTTTTAGAAGTAGAAGATAAATTATAGCTATTAAATTTATCAATAGCTATTGAAAAGTTTCTTATTTTTCTATTTGTTGCTTGATGAGAAAATAGATAAACTTCGCCTTGAGAAGATTTTTCTTCTTCGTATAAATAATCAGTTTGGTCGACGTATTTTTGGTAAGCCGCAGCAAATGAAGCTTTATTGTCTACTTTTTCTGGTATGATTTTAATTCTGTATGGATAATATTTATTTGGATAAATTTGATTATCAATAAATTTTAAATCTGTTCCAATTTGTAAATCTGATGGTAATGGATTTTGAATTGATAATCCATTAAAGAAATCTTTTCTAGTATAAGAAATAACTTCGTCTTCAAAGTTGCTAACATTAACTATGCAATTTGTTAATTCTTTAAAATATCCTACGTTTGTAATTGTAGAATCACCACGATATTTTGCGGTAGAATAAGTTGGTGAGCATTCGTTATTAATATTAACTCCATAAACTCTGATAATTCCATTTCTGTTTGTTGCATCAATAGAACTAGTAACAAAAGATTTTTCTAAATCTACTGGAGTAAAAATAAAATTAGTATCAATATTAGGATCAAAACTAGAATTATATTCTGGTTTGATGAATATTCTAAAACCTATTGTTGCTGTTTTTATGTCAGAGTTATAATAAATATCAATATTTAAAATATCTTTCTTGCAGCTCTCGGAATCCTTTGCGTAAGATTGGAAATCAAAAATAACTTGATCAGGAGCAGATGCTGGTGGTGATGGGGCTCTACTTGGTGTTAAATTTAACCCTGATTCGATTTGAGTAAATTTTAAATTATACATTTGTGCTGCAAGCACTGTATAGTTATCTGATTGAGAAGCTTCTTGAACCCTAAATATTCTATAAAAATCATAATCTCCATCAGTTGTTCCATCTAAAGAACCAGAATTTCCTAAATTCCAAATTATTGATGCTGGAGCATAACCGGTTCCTCCTGTATAAGGCAATAAACCACTAATATTTAATCCAGTATTCAAAAATGAATTAAGCCCCGTGAGGCGAATAGTGTCATAATTTTGACCTGTTATCAAATCTCCGCTGCCTATAATAAATGAATTTGTAAGAGATTTTCTGAACTCGGCGAAATCGATACTTCCTGTAATTGCTCCACTTGTTCCGGGGTCAAGTATGTATTTAGGAGAAACAATAGAAAGTTCATATTTAGCTGAATTTTGGAAATTAAAATCTAGTTTTCTGTCTAAAGTTAAAAATCCAGTAGTAGTATTTGCTTCTAATCCTGAAAAAGAAATAGCATTTAATCTTCCACCAACTGTTTTGTATTTTTTATTGTAATCATAGATTTTAATAACGTCTCCCGGTTTAAACATTACTGCTTCTGGACCAGTTTCAAAAGAAACCGTTTCTGTTTCATTATATTCTGAAGCAAGGACCCATCTACCTAATCTTTGGGCTTGTCCTCTACTTGTGCATCCAAAAGCTGTGATTTCTGTTTCTTTAAATCCATGTTTTCTAACTGCTTCAACATTTTCTACATATTCGATTCCGGGTTTATATAAATTATTTTTATCAATATATCTTACATAAACAGATGTATTTCTATCTTTTAGAGAAGTTGATTCATAATTAAAATTACCATCTACTACATTTGAATTTGTAAAACAATATACAGGTGTATTTTGGGGCATATCATTTGTGCTATAAATTGCCCCATTAGCATAATAAAACATGCCTCTAAATACTGAAGCCATATCTCCAAGAACTTTCAAGGCTTCTTCTTGGCTTTGAATATAAACATTACATGTAAAGCGCGGCTCAATTCCTCCAAATCCATCAGAAACTAATTCATCACAATATTTACCTATCTGATATAAAGACCATTTATCTACAGAGCTTTCATTAACATAATTTCCTGCGCCATATCTTTTATTAGTTAACAAATCATAAAAACACCAAGCAGGATTATCTGTCCATTGCTTTTCTGTTTTAAATTCGCCATCCCACATGTCATTCGATAAACTATATTTCGAGACGCCATTTGGAATTAGTATTTTTTGTACCGAGTATTTATCGCTAGAAAATAATGCTTTACTTGTTGCTAATTCTAAAGAAGCGACATCAAAATTTATTGAATCAACAGAAATTGAACTACATGAACCTTGAATTTTACCTCCATATTGTTTGGCACTTTCGTCGGTAAATAGTTTTATGGGTTTATTTGAATCTATAAATTCAAATGGAGTAAACTTATTACCATTACCATATAAATTTTTAAAACTAGAAATTGGTAATAATACTTTGTTTTGAGTATCTGTAAGATTTATAGTATTGTTTGCATTTGAATTAACTGAAAAAACACCATGATAGTTTGCAGAATTATTTACTTTATCTAATTCTACTTGATTGACCGAGGATTGCTTTTTTTCATCCCAGCCATAAGAAACGGATTCTTCATTAGAAAGTATCGAGCTTGCATTTAAAAATTGAATATAATTAATATGATTAGCTACATTTAAATCACAGATAATTTCTTCTTTAAAATCTAATAAAACTATAAATTGAGAATTTAAAATTGTTGGATTTGAAGATTCATAAAGAAATATAGAATCATAAAGCGCACCTTGTTTTTGACCTCCAGAATTTATTTCTTTCGCAGGAAATTTTATATAATTATTGTAAAGTCTATTATCTTTTATATAAGTGTTTATTAATGGATTTAAGTTTGAATCGGTGCTTAATGAGACTTCTTCAATAAATCCTTTAGTTTCAGCTGCTTTTACTAAATCCGGCCATCCTCCCTCAAAATAAAGTCCCATGCTTGCTGGGCCTTTACTTATTAAAGAGTCTACATTTCCTAAATGACCATATTGACGATGGTTTTGATACCAAGTTTTATTGTATTTTGCGTTTTGTTGTAAAACTTTCGGTAAAATATAAGCGGTTATTCTTCTTGGATATATTTCTTTAAATTCGCTAGCTGTTGCTTTGAGTTTTTTCTTAATTTGAAATTTTTGAGAAGTTTCTTTATTAATTAAAGTTAATATTAAATATAAAGTTTCTCCTGTTACTTGTAATGATAAATTAAATTGATCATCTCTTTGCATTAGAGAATAATTACCATCAGCTATTGTATTTTTTAAATTTATACTGCAATCAGAGTAAAAACTGCAAAAGCCTTGATTTGCTAAATTCCATTTGCTAGTTAAATTTCTTTGTCTTTGAGGTATTCCTGCGTAATAAGCATTTTGATAATCTTGAGTAGAATCTTTAGCTACTCCTCTAATGCTAGTAGTTGCTCCTTGTCCATTTCTGCATATTGTTTTTAATGGAATATTTACAGAAGAAGAGTCTAAAACTAAAACCTTTTTTGTATTATCAAATGTTGTAGTAGCTAAAACATTCCATTTTTTATTTAACCAGTTTCTAATACTAAAACATTCACTTTTTGTAAGAGATCTATTAAAAATTAATAGCTCAAATAAAGTGCATTTACTTTTTTGATTTGCGTAAATTGTTCCTGATCTATTGACTGCTAATCCTTGTGGAGCATATGTAAAAGTTAAATCAGTAGTTGAAAAATTAGTATTTTGCCAGTATGTATCTACGCTTTTAGACTTTGTTCTTACTGATGCTCCTACAATATAGCAATTAGAATCTTTTTCATTAAGCGTATATTCATTTATATCATTCCCTCTTGCAGTATTCGTCGTTTCATTTGAGTTTATCCATGTTCCAAACCAAAATGCTTTATTATAATTATCAAAAAATCCTAAAATTACTTGATTTTCTGCATTGCTGCTATGCAATATCATTTTTCTTTCGTTATGTAATGCAAAATCATGTATTTTTGCTACGTAAAAAACTGTATAGTCGCCATTAGGGCCATCAAAAGTTTTTTTCGGGTCTTCATAAGTGAATCTTACGTTTTGACTGGTTGTAAAAGTTACTCCATATTTTCCATTTGGACTTGTTTCAGAATTGCCAGCTCCCTTGGTTGGCCCATTTGCTCCTGCTGGACTAGCATACGTTCCACCCCCGATAATGCATTTTATTGAAGCGTCTGAACCATTATTAGGCCATGAAGTTATTGATCCATTAGGAGATGCATTAGTTGCATCAAATCGACCAATTAATCCATTCGTTATTGGTGGAGTTTGATCATCTGTATTAGTATAATCAGTATTCCCAACAGCAGAAAAAAAGTTTTGCGATTGTGAATTAGATGAAGAATTTATAGTTACTTTTTCTTCTATAGTTAATGGAATTTCATTACCGTATGTTTTGGTTATTGGATCATAATTAGATGGAACTTTTACTTTTAAAAGATTTACATCATAATTTCTATCAGGAATTCTAGAAAAATATTCAGCATTAAAATTAGCACTAGCAACAGCAGCGTTAGGATATCTAAAATTTGAATAATATATTTCAGTTAAGCTTTCAATTGATATATAAGCTGACTTTGAAGATGTAATTCCTTCAGGAGTAGTTTTTAAAACTGTAATATCCCAACCTACCCAGTTATCATTATTTGATAGATTTTTAAAAATATTTGTTAAATCTATTGCTACTTGTTTTAAATATCCTTGAGTTACTTTACCATTAAAGTTTATTTTATATAATGATTCAGTGGTATCGGGTTTTAAAAGTAGATTTTCTTGATTTACAACAGATGTAGCTTTTGAAGCATCTGTGATATCTATTTCAGTAGAAGTATTTGAATAAGTTCTATATACAGGAACAATTTTAATATGAACGTCAAAATTGTATCTTATTACAGATCCAACACCCGCGATAACATCCTTTCCTGTTTCTGATCTGCCTCTTCCTATTAAAGTGAATGTATTGAAAGTTTTATCAGTTTTTAAAATATCTGGATCATCTTTTATAGAAGCAGCAAGATCTTGATATTTTAAAGTGCGATATAAAGAACCAATTTTAAAATTGATTTTGATTTTTCGGCACTCTTTATTTACTATTCGATAATTTTTTTGGAAATCTGATATTTGTGATGCTGTTACAGCTGTTTCATTTGGTCCTCTTAATCTTTCTCCGATAGATCTTATGTAACTTGTTGAATCAGTATCTTCGATATTGGCAATACCTCTGGGACCACCTTTAGATACATTAATGTTTATTTGTTGATAATTATATTTGTTTTGAGAGTCAACTAATGGATTTTGATTCCATTGAATGGACCTTAAATATTTTACTTGCGTATTTTGATTTCCGATAGCAAGAGGATATTCATTATAATATACCCCAGTATAACCTAAATCTCCGGCATTACCTTTAAACTGATATTCTCCTTCGCATAAACCTTCTATAGGTCCTTCGGAAAGTAAATCTGTAACTCTTGCAAATTGATATACGTTATCAACTGTATCATTATATAAAAATCCTTCTGCATCTTCATAGGCTGGAGTTGGAGGCGGAGGATTATTTGGCGAACCACCGCCAAAACCTTTTACAAATTTAAAATCTTCAAGATTATTCATTTTATTGATTCTTTTCTGCTAGTTGTAATTGCAATATTTTATTTCTTGTATCAGTAGTATTTAATTTATTAGATACTTCGAAGCTTGATACAGATAGTTCGATAGTCTGTGATCCAATTTTCATTTTGCCGTATCCTACTGGAACTGGACCGCCTTCTCCTAATACATTTGTGGGACCATCGAATAAATAGCTTGGCTTTCCACCGTTTCCATTGTCTATTTTTCTAAAGTCCTCAAATTCAGGAGATCGCATAGTCAAAATAGTGATGCCCGCTGCTACTAATCCTATACCTGCAATAATTACTGCTGCGCCTAGGGGGCCGCTTACAAAGGCTAATGCTATACCTGCTGCTATTAATAGAACTCCTAAGATGATACCTAAAATTCCTTTACTACTTTGTCCACCTCCGCCGCCACCAGCGCCTTTAATAATTGGAACAATATCTAAAGTTCTTAAATTACTATTATCTAAAAATAACTCTGATTCTTGCAAAGTCTGCAAGTTATTAAAATTCAAATCCTCAGAGACTTCAATTTCTTTATCATTTACAATAACTTTATATTCTAATGATTTATTTTGAGCTTCTAAAAAGTGTTTTCTTAGTTTGTTTCTTGATTGCACGTCTATAGCATGCAAAGCTTCTTTTACAGAATTAACTTTTAGTTTCCAGTTTTTTCTGTTAACGATTTCTCCTAATTCTCCATGTAAAGTGATTAATGTCATAGTAGATTGTGCCTCATTGTATAAATTACCCATTTTTTCTGAAGTCTGGAAAGTCTTTCCTCTTTAGAGATGCTGTTTCCAGGATGATGTAAAACTTTATCTCCTCCTAAAAAAATCATACAATGTATTGGAAAATTATAATTAGCAGTTCTTGTTATAAGAATATCATTCTTTTTGGGGCTTTCGACTCCTTTAAAACCGTTTAACTCAAAATATTTTTTTAAATAATCACTTCTAGTTTTAAGAAAATCTACTTCGTTAATACATCTTTGTTTTACTAAAATATCGTATTCCTCTTGCGAGGCATTATTTTTAATTATTTCTTGCTCGGAAGCTAAATCTATATTTAAATTATACGAATAGTAATCTTTGACTAGCCATAAACAATCTGCGAAACCTAAAACGAATGGTCTTTCTGTATATTGAATTTTTAAACCATTTGGATTATATTGATGAAATGTATTAGAATTTTTATTATAAACAATACAGGGCAACCCTAGTCTTTCTGAAACTATTTCGTCTTCTCTAGAAATGCGATCATAATCAATATGAGAATGATAATAAGCAACAGTGTCTCCATCTATTCCTTCCATCATGAATTGTGTTGCTGAATTTAATATATTTTCTTTTTTTTCAATTACTAAGATATCGCCTTGCATTTTTATAAAGCCGCAAACTTCATTTGGGCTAGATAATGCATGATTTATTATTTCATGTTTAATTTCTAAATTTAACATAGTTGTTTATGTCTTGCGAAACAATATATTCTTCTTTTCTCTGGATTTGAAAGTTTTTCTATCAAAGATTGCTTGTTTCTTGGTTGATGTAAAATATGATCGTTGCCTAAGTAAATTCCAAAATGAGAAGGGTAATTGTCTAAATATTTAAATATTATGATATCATGTTTTTTAGCTTTTTGTATTTCATCTATTTTAATAAAATTTTCTTTAGCAAGAAATTCGTCAAAGTTTTTATTATTTGTGAAACAAGAAAGTTTATATTCTATGAAATCTTTGTAGTTTTTATCCCAGTTTTCATGTCTTTCATAGTGAAATATTTTTAATCCAAATTCTTCATTATAATATTCTTCGATAATAGATAAACAATCTGATTGATTAATTTTGAATTGTTTATCTGTATATTTAGAAAAATAATTTTCTGGGCAATATTCTTCGAATTTATTTTGTTTGTGAATATAGACTATGTTTTTTAAATTTAATCTGTGGCTTATTTGTTTGTCTAATTCTGAAAATGAATTATCTTGAATACAATGAGAATGATAAATACCAATTATTTTACCATTTCTAGAAGCTTTTAAATAATCTTTTGGATTTATTATAAATTCATTAACTTTGTCTATAGCGGTATTTTGGGCATTTAGTATTTTTAGACAATTATCTTTTATATAAAGTAATCCGCAGCATTCATTTGGATAATCTTTAATTGCATGCTCTTTGATAGCATTTTTTATTTCTTCATTAACCATTACATTGATCCTCTTTGGTAATTAGAAACTCCATAAAATCCACCAAAGGGTAATGCATTTTGACCGTATCTTATTCTGCAGCCTTTTAGCGTTTTAGAACATTGATCTGCCAACCAATAATTACCATTTGGTGGTGGCATATTAATAGGAACATTGACTTTGGCTACAAAATAAAAATTAATATTCTTTTTAGTTATGTATACAACTGATCCTTTTTCATAAGATTCTTTTGATTTCCATTCAACTGGATTATTTGATAAAACAGTAGGGGAGATTATATCTTTAATTAGTTGATCGTCTTCAGTTGCACAAACTGGAGCAATTTCTCCTGTGGTATCACTTTGATTTGGAATAGCAGTTGTTGTTCCATGAGTATCTTCATTTAATCTAGATTGATATTCATACAAACAACCCTCTCCTCTGTATTGCCATGGGCAAGCATAACTTAAAACTCTTCTTCGTGGTAATTTTACTCTATCTAAATCAATGGCGCTGGATAGTTCAAATTGAATTGAATTTTTATTTTCAAATGATTTTCTGTCTAAATAATAGATATCTTTAGGAAATTCGCAATTTGGATCTGGGTCAAATCCTTCCGGAATAGAAGCGTAATCTGAAGTAAGAGGAGTGTTTGAATCTGTTTGATAAAAATTTTTTCTATCTAGAAATTTCGCAAATGTGCGTCTTCTAGTAAATTTTGCTCCTATTAAACTTCCAAAATTTACTGTTCCTTTAAACAAAGAAAAAACATCAAGCATTTCATCTGAAAAAGAAATCGTAATTTTCGGTTTTGGGAATACTCCTTTAGAGGCTAATTCAAATCCTTCTGCAGCTAGTGGTGCAGGTAAATAAGGACTATTATTCCAATAAATAACATTTTTTCCTAATTTTAAATTATTATGAAGTCTAATAATTCTATAATTAAAATCATTATTTATTGTTTCTGTCGAGCCGGGTAATGCAATTTGAATTTCTCTTAAATTAATAATGAATTGGTTATCTGTGCTAAAACCTAAATCGCTTAAATCAATTTCAAAAAGATTTATTATCGATGAAGGCTCCAAAGAGAAAAACTCTTTGTTCATCTTTAATGAAGCATTTTTGATTTGTTCTTGAGTTGCCATATTATGCTGGGACTTCTTCGAATGACGCTTTTATGGAAAAATTATTATGGAATGGATTGGATGATGCCCATTTGCGGCAAACAAATAGTTTAGCATTTGTGCTTGCAACTGTAAATGGTGCTGCTGGTTTATATATGAAAGCATGTTTAGCGGCTCTCAATGTTAGAAAATGTAAAATAGCAGTAACCTCATCTAAAGTTAATCCATCAAAATTTAAGTCAAAATTCAATAAATTAAAATTAATTTGATCACTTACTCTTTTTTCATAACCATCTCCGTATTTTACTACATTTACTTTTGGTTCAAAATTAGCTTGCGTTTGATAAGATGGTTTCCAAAAGAAAAAGGGATAATCTTTTTGAGTGATTGGATGTTTTAAATATCCTCCCCAGTAAGCGTCTGAATCAGAAAGAATATTCTGATAGTTGGGCGCATTGCCTGCCCCAGCAGGCACATTGTTTTTAGCATAATAAAACCTAGCATCAGAAGAATAATAAATTACATCATTTTTATTATAAGCAGTTGATGCGCTCCATGGAGCTATATCGTATATGGACGTAGACATTTCCTTTTGCCTTTTACCAAATAATATTACACTTTTTTGTGTAAATAATAAGATAGAATGGCGTTTTCAAGATTAAACAAACAAAATTTAACATTTTATCTAAATCAATCTCAAGTTCATGGTATACAAGATATCCAAGCTTCATACCAAATGCCCATTGAGCATGTTAAATTTTTGGGAATGAATAGTAGTTTTTATACCCCAGAAGGGACAAAAACTGCTAATTTATCTATTACTAGTTTGCTTACTACTACAAATGAGTTTTATAATTGTACAGGAGATTCAGGCAATTATGGATTTATTACTAAAAAAAATAATCCTAGTTCCAATATACTTTTCGGTTTTCAAAGTGGTTATTTAAATTCTTATTCTTGTGGTGCTCAAATAGGTGAAATACCAACCATAAGGGCTGGATTCTCAATTTTTGAAAACGCGGGCTCTATAGCAGCTCAAGGAAATTTTAACTCTACACCTGTACCTAGTCTTGCTAACACTAATTCTATTGATATTAATATAGGAGATTTTACTACTAATAGAGTTTCTTCTTTTAATTTAAATTTAAATATCAATAGGACTGCTAATTATTATGTAGGACAAAGCACTCCATTTTTTGTTAAAACAATATATCCTATTGAAGTTAATTGTGATTTTAATATTGCTCAAGATAATTATGTTCTTCAAAAGTTATCTGATTTGACTTATGATTTAGATAATGTTTCTAATTTTTCAATAAAAATAAAAGATTTTGAAGGATTTGCTATAGATTTTGATTTTTCTAATTCTTTATGTTATTTCATTAATTCTTCTGAGGATTACTCTGCTAGTGTAAATTCTCCTGTAGGAATAACGGTAAGGTATAAAGGTTATTTAAAATAAGGCAAAAGGATGAAATATTTTAATGAATGTGACGTAGCAATCAATTCTAATTTTGGTTCGGCAGTTATTTTAGCTGAAAATGCTAGTATTGATATTAATAGAAATATTAATTCAACTTATGTTTTAGGTCGAAGAAATTCATCTCAAATGGTAAAAACAAAAGCTGACGAGGCTACTGTAAGTTTATCATATTATACTAATATAGAAGATCCAATTTTCAAAGTTTTTGAATATATTAAAACAGGAATATTCACGGGAAGTTTTCCAGAAGTTTCTATTCCAATAACTTTAAAAATAGCAGGAATTAGTGGATCATTTTATCCTTCTCGTTATTCATTAACGATAACGCCCAATTCTAAAATTCAATCGACCGCTTCTTTTTCTTGTTATTCTGATTTATCTGGATTTTTATCTAATAAACTTTCTAATAATAATTTAAATAGCGGATCTGGAATAGCTCATTCATGGAACGCAAGAGTTTCTGGAAATTTAACTAATCAAAATTATAATGTTTTGGACTTTTCTTATAATTTAGGTTTTAGTTGGGATCCTATTTATGCCGTTGGAAAACAAAGAGCATCACAAATCCATTTGAATGGAGGTCAAGAATCGTTTGATTATACAATTGATGATTTTAATACTAATTTTTCTAGCTCTAATTTATCAACTGCTGAAAATTCTACAGTTTATATAAATACTTTTGGAAATCAAAATATTTTTAGTATTAATACTTCTGGTTCTAAAATTGATAGTTCTAGTTTAAAAAATTATATTGATGGTTTTATTCAAAATAAAATATCATTAAAAAGGAGCTTCTAAATGTTTTTCAATTATAAAAACTGTAGTTTTAAATTAAGTGGAGTTGATATTTTGGCGACTAATGTCAACATGTCGCTTGATACTAGTAATACTCCTGTATATAATGAAGAGTTTAAGAAAAATTCTTATTCTTATGCGCCTGAAAATACAACAGATACTACATTCTCGGTTTCTTATTATTTAACTGGAAAAGATTTTGTTAAAGAATATTTGTTAGGAGCTAACTCAGAGCAAGGAATTTCTGGCAATTTCGGAGGTTTATATTTTAATAGTGGCTATGTAACTTCATATTCAATTATTGGAAGCCCTGACTCTTTAGCTAAAGTTGATTTAGAAATTAAAGTTTTTGAACCTCTCAAGGGAACTTTTTCAGTTACTCCTCCAACTAATAAAAATGAAATTGCTCCATTAAATTTTTCTAATTTTTATTTATCAGGAAATGCCAATAACGTAAAATTTGATTCTAATACTTACAGTTTTATTTCTTTTAATTATAAATATCAAAGAGAAGTTGATAAATATAATAAAGAAGGATCTACTGAATTTGATAATAATAGCAGAGCTTATTTAGGTAAACGTAGTCAATCTTTATCTTTTGTTTTAGATAATTATGATATTTCTTTACCCGCTTCTGGAGTTCCATGTTCTTTTCATGTTTCTTTATTAACAGGATCTAATCCTTTAGACACATTATCATTTTCAGGAATAATTTCATCAAAACGAATATCTTTAGATAACCAAGGATATGCGACTGCAGAATTTTCCTTGAATCAAGATTTTTCTCATTTTAAACCAAGTATTACAGATTTTACTCCACGAGTTATTTTGCCGGGTGGAACTATGACGATAAATGGCAAAAATTTTATTAATGTTAAAAAAGTATTTTTTGGTAATTCATTAGCTTCTTCTTTTAATGTCGCTTCTACAGATTTAATCACAGCTGTTGCGCCAGCATCTTTAAAAGGAGCTAGTATAATTACAATCGAAACAGAAGAAACGAGTTCATCTTCTGTTTTTAATTTTAGAACTAGTGTATCTAAAGAAGATATTCGATTAGCTCAAAATTTCGAGGGTCTATAAAATGCCTACTTATAGTACAGGAAATATAAATCAAACAATGCGCGTAACCGGATATGGGTTATATGCGTTAAGCGGCCTTGAATTACCAAGGGCTGGTTTTGTTGATTTTTCCTATTATGATGCTAATCCGGAATATATTGAATTTACAGTTCCAAAAAATATTTCTTATGGTCCTGCTAATTTTTATTTTATAACTGGGCAGTCAATAACTGATCCTTTATACGTTAGTGGAATTGATTTTTTCCCGATTCCAAAAATAGAGACTATTACTCCAAATACACAAGAAGTTGGAGAATACGTGGCAATCAGCGGAAGTTCTTTAACGGGAGTATCTTATGTTTCATTCAATAATATAACTGGAACTAATGTTTTTTATAATGAAACAAGTGGTGGTTTAATGGTTAAAATTCCAAGTGGTTATACTACTGGACCAGTTAGAATTAGCGGATACAATGGAAGTGGAATAGTTTATTCAGTAAGTGATATTAATTTCTTTGGTAAAATTTTTATTAGTGGATTCAGCAATAATTTTCCTTATGAAGGTGATTTATTAACTATTAGTGGTAGAAATTTTAGTACCTCTTTCGTTGATGAAAGTTATTTCCCTGTATATTTTACTACTTCTATGGATGGAATTACTACTGGATTCGTTAAAGCAAACTTTACGGGTTCAGCTAATAATGGAGATAAAATTTCAGGAATAGTTCCTCAAGAGGCTCATCAGGGTTATGTAGTTATAAATTCTAAAGACAATACTTCATTTACTTCTAAATCTCAAATAAATGTTTTACGAGCGCCAGATGTATTTTCTTCTTTAAATTATTATGCTATATCTGGAGATTCTAATACGGTAATAGGAAAAAATCTAAGTAATGTTACTAATGTAATTTTAAGTGGTTTAAATTTTAGAATTCCTAAAACTATTTTAAATAGCGGAGTTATTAGCAATCCAACAGGTAAATTTAATAATGCTATTTATTTTTCTGGAGGAAGTTATTTAGTTGCAGATAGCCAAACAAATCAAGATTTTAATATTGGAGCAGGAGATTTTACTTTAGAGTTTTTTGTAAAACCTTCAGTAATACCTTCTGCAAGAGTTGATTTAATTAATGATGCAGGTTTATCTAATAATGGTTTCTTTTTATATAAAGCAGCATCTTCGTCTAATTGGACTTTTCAAGTGAACGGATCTTCTATTGCTACTATAGCTACTTCAAATACTCCGATTAATACTTGGACAAAAGTTTCAATTTCTAGAACTAATGGAAATACTCATGTATTTACAAAAAATGATAGTTCTCAAACAAGTACTACTAATTCTTCTACAACTAATTCTTTAAATGCGGGAGCAGGTTTATATATAGGCAGATTATATACAGGTCTTGAATCAACTAATGGAGTTAATTCTTTTGAAGGTTATTTAGATGAAATTAGATTTTCTAAAGTTGGAAGATATACTTCGTCTTCTCTTCCTGATACGACACTTCAGCTAAATGATGATCAAAATACGATTTTATTTTTGCAATGTAATTTTTCTGATTTTGATAGTAAAGGTAATAGAAATAAATTGCCTAAGATTCCATATATAAGTGGATATGTAGAAGATTCTAACTATGGAGCGTTTAATCAAAATTATTCTTTCAGTTCTTTGACCAAAAATTCTGCTGGATCAACTATCTCATATACAAATAATGTAGCTCCCGGAATATACGATATTACTTTAACAAATACTGGAGGCAGAAATTTCTTTTTTGAAAATTTTCAAATAGTAAAAAGCATACCAGCTATTAAGAATATTTCTTCTGTCGAAAATTACATGGGAGGTCAAATTGATATTTTGGGCCATAATCTTTATCCTGATACTCAATTTATATTTCAAGATACTGGCAATGAATTTTCTTTAGTTGAAGCTCCAGAAAATACAGCGAGTTACGATTATCAATCTACATATAGAACGCGAAAATCAATAACTCGTAATTCCGTTAGCATCGTTAATGCTAATTCTATATATGATGGAAAGACTTTTGCATTTTTAAATGGTTCTTATAGTTATTTAAAATTTAATATTACAGGATTGGGCTCTAATCACCCAATGAGTTATGGAAATTCATTTGATTTAGAAGTTGATTTTAAACCTTCTTCATCTTTAACTTCATCGGATAAAAGATTTATTATAGGAAGTTCAAGCGGCGTCAATATTTACGCTAGTGCAAATAAAGTGTTTGTTTCTGGAATTTATTGGCAAGGAGTAGATTCAATTTTTTCTGGAGATTTTATAGAAAGCTCTTGGAATCATATTTCGATTTCTAAGACGTATTTATCTTCTAGTTCTATTTCTGGAAAAATTTTATTAAATGGAAGCGGTTTAAATTTGTCTGGAAATGGAATAAATTATTCAACTTCTAATCTTGATTTTTCTTTAAACAATGACACGTCTCCAATAGCAAATTTTGAGGTTTTTGTTGGTTCTGATGCAGATGGGTCCGCCTCTTCAGTTTGGGATGGAAATATTGATGAAATAGTTCTGCAAAAAGAAGACCCTTATAAATACAGTAGCTATCAACCTAAAAAACGCGCAAGAAATAATATCAATACTCAAATTTTAATTCATTCTAATGTTGGATTAGTTGATGATAATATTAGAGACTTTGGATATTTACAAGTTAGTGTTCCTAATTTATCTTCAACAAGAAAAACAAATACATTAATTAATAATGGATTTTCTATTTTAACAGGAGGATTCGATAAACAATTTACATTCCTTAAAACTCCTAATATTACAGGAATTTATCCTTCGTTATTGGTGCAAGGAGAACCTGTAACTGGATATGGCACAGATATTTATTATGTTGATACTGTTAAAGTAGGAGACTTTGCTGCTACTGGATTTCAAATTATTAATTCTGGTTCGGAGTTTGATCAAGTAATTATATTCACTCTTCCTGATCTAGCTCAAAGTGGAGATTTTCTTACTTTAAATTCTTATCATTATAATTATACTTACCCAAGTGGTCTTTCTATTAAAAGTGGTAATTTAGTAATTGATGGATTTTCTCCTGCCTCGGGAATGGCAGGAACATTAATAAATGTAACAGGAAAATTTTTAAATACAGTTACTTCTGTTCTCTTAGGGTCTAAAAATGGAAATTATAAAGTAATAAATGGATTATTCAATCAAACAATAAGCAGTTTAAATTTTTATGTTCCTAATGTTTATGATATTGCGGATGGACCAATTACTTTAGTTAATCCTTATACCTCTGTTACAAGTTCTGGAGATTTTACTTTTTTAAATCCTTCTATAAATAAAATAATTCCTTCTTCTGCTTATTTTACTGGTTATATAACTTTATCAGGAAACAATTTAAGTGGTCTTGAATTTTATGGACTTGGAATTAATAATGATCTTGTCAAATTTCCAAATATATCTAGCGTATCTGGAACAGGAGTTGTTGTAAGTGTTCCAAGAGATATAAAAGCTTCCGCATTCCGATTTTTTTATTCAGGTATGTCTGGAGTTACTGGAGAGGTGGCGGGATATTCAAGAACCTTTTTACCAAGCACAACTATTTCAGGAGTAAATTCAACAGGTTATTACTTAAAAGATTCAATAATTGTTACTGGAATTAACGCTCATCAGTTACAATCTAGAGATCTTTATATAAGTGGATATAATCATCTAACAAATAAAACAGGTCAATATATAATTGCACAAAATCTTTCAATTATAGATATTTCTACTTTAACGGGTTCAGGATTTTATCAGCCTTATACAGGATACAGTATTTTATCTGGTAATCTTAATGTTTCTGTTGCGGCATATTCTAGTTTTCCTGATTTTAATTTAATTTATAGTGGTACAGATCCTATTGGAATTGGAAATGATGCTAATTATGTTGATTACGGATCATTAAACTTAGATGGATTTATCGGAAGTGGGCAAGTATTCTTCCAAAGAAATAGTTTTGATCCAGACAAATTATATAATACCATTACAATAATGCCTCCAGTAATTAAATGCTCTGGATTAAATATATTAACTGGATCTACTTTTTCTCTGATCACTCTTTCGGGAGAAAATCTAAATTATGTTACAGGTATTCAATTTAGTGGTTTAGGGAAATTAATAGTAGGAGCGTCTGGTGGTTTAAGCGCACCAGAACAAGTTCGTTCTGGATACAGCACGGGCATTGATTTTACTTTCAGTACTCAAGATATTAATAGTAATTTAATTTATAAAGATTTTAATAAAATGCAATTTTACCCTCCTTCAATGGCTGGTAAAAATGTACACGGAAAAGATGTCGAGGATATAAGACCAATTACTGGAAGATTCTATCTTAAAACATATTTAAATCAAGTTTATCCTATTTCTGGGGTATTTAATTATGCTCCATTAATTTCTATCCAAGACGCTTTCTTAAATAATAAATTAAACTATGTTCAGGATGGAATGAATTTAGTTAGTGGTTGGGATGGTTCATTAATTTCCTTTAAAGGAAATGGAGTTAAAAATATTAGTGGTGTGGATTTCTTTTCTGAGTCTAATAATTCAGTAATAGAAGTTTTTCCAACTGTTTTTAACAAAGGCAAGAAAAAAGCAATAGTAGAGTTTTACAATGCTTTTAATGACTTAGTTACTGGTTATAAAATTTTAGACGGAGGAGCGGGATATACGGTTAATTCGATTAATATAACCGGTAAAGTTATAGGAAAAGATGCTTTAATAACAAGTGGAATTATTTCATTTTTGCCGCCTTTTGTCGGTCAAGTTACAGGTATAAAATTAATATCTCAAGACGCAGGGGGGTATACTACCAATCGTTTTACTTCAGACATTGTTCAAGTTGACTCTCCATTATCAGGATATATAATTAAAGAGCCTAGTGTCTTACTTTTTACAGGAGATAACTATTCTACTCAAAGTACAGATGGATCTAAATATAATGCTGACTATGTATTATCCACCACTTTTCCTTTGGATAATGATTTCGTTGTTGGCGAAAAATTAAATATTAGTTTGCTAACTCCGTATTCTAATTTTACTACAAGTAATTTTCCATTTTTAGTTATTCAGAATCCGAATAACTATGCTAGAATTACAGATATTGTTTTAACTGGATCTTATCAAAATAATAAATTTTTTAGAATTAATTATTCTGAATTTTATACTAATGATGATTCATATTTTGATCTTTTAGATGCTCAAGTTAAAACTTCTATTTTATATCCGACTGGATATGCATCAAAACAAATTATGCTAACCTCATTTAAACCATCAAGAAATGAAAAATTTATTGATGTGCAATTTTCATCTAATATTCCTCCTACTGGAGACTATGTAATCGCTAATGATCCAGAAGAATCTAAATATCTAAAACTAAGAATTGAAACTATTAATACAGAGGCATCAACTTTTAAAGGACTGGGATCTGTTTCTTCTACTTCGGTAATCTTAGGTGGGAAACTTGCTTCTAGAGGATCAACTAATCCTCCAGTATAATTTATTTCATTTTTTGAATTCTTTCAATCAACTCAAAGATTTTAATTTTTGGAATATCAGATAATGAAATGAAATTTTCGGCATTAGTGTAATTTTCTTTAATTAACTTTTCCTTCAGTTTAGAAAAGGAAATATTCTTTTCTTTCATTACTTTTTCTAAAATTGCATTCGGTTCAAACACAGGACTAGAATCGGATGATTCATCAATATTATTTTTTGACTTGCCAATTTCGTCTTGGCCAACAATATTAATTTTTAAAAAATTTCTGACGCACCTAATGAATGCTCTATTCTCGGCTATAGGTCCTAGAAAATATTTAGCAAAATCTTTAGTGTTAGCTGGGGAAGCATCTCCTATCGCCGAAAATCTAATTGCCTTATTTTCGCTCTCGTAATTTGGAATCCAATCAATTGTGCATGTTGCCACAACATAATCAGAAGATGGACATTTTACATCATACATTACTGACGTAAATCCTCTTTTTTGAGCAACATCTTTAATTCCACCCAAAAGGATTAATAGATCCTTATCTTCTAATTTTGATATGTCTGTTTCTGAGGTTCTGTCTCGATTAGAGACCAAGAATTCAGTTTTAATCATTTTTCTCCAATTAATAGAATTATCTTCATTAAAATGATAATTTAATCCATTAATGAGACCCTTTTCGTTTCGAACGCTTAAATTTTCCATTAGGACAGTAGTATATAATGCAATGCTTACTTGTCAACTTTTAAAATCCAAAAATCCTCTGCTTCTCTCCAAAAATCTTCATTATCAATTAGTAATTCAAACTCATTTTTCATCTCAATGTTTTCCTTGTAGCAAGTTTCACTATTGAAAATTTTTCCTTGGCTAACTATTCTTTTATTTGATTTATAATAAAGATTATCTAAGTTAAATAGATTAATTTTTTCTTTATTGTCAGTTTCTATTTCCGCAATGACTTGTTGATCTAAATATTTTATTTTAATTTCATCTAAAGCTTTGCCTTTTAAAAATGTAAAAAGCTCAAATGGAATACTGTTTAATTCTAAAAAATTAACAAAATCTAAATCGTTTTCTTCTGTAATTTTATAAAAGATTTTTTTAATATTATTTTTATGATTTAATATTAATTGAGTATTAATTGGTTTATCAGTAGTAATATAACAAGGGCAAATATTTAATTGATTTTCAAGAATTTGAACATTATGCTCTAAATCCATTCTAACTATTAAGAAATCAGAATTAAACTGTTTCGGATTTATATTTACATTTGGAACTAATTCTAATTTCGGTTGATTGTAATTTAATCCAAAATATTTTGTTTCGATATTAATTAGACTAGGAATATTTAATAGATTGAGTATGTTTTTTGCAATTGTTTCTGGTTTAATTTTGTTGATTGTTTTCGGATTTTCTTCAAGAGAAAAATTTGGCTTTCCAGTCCTTTCTGGTTCTAGCAATATATGATTTTCAGAATTTCCAAAATAAGGTTTAACACAAGAAATGTAATTATTTGCATAAAGAGCAACGATTTTTTTTCCGTAGTGAGATGCTACATGAGTTGGGAAACTGTCAGCTCCAAAATGCAAAAGTCCATTTCTGATTATATAAGCAGTCTGATTAAAACTGGTCATTCCTGTTGTATTCAAAATATTTTGATATACTTTTTCATTTGTTTGACCCAGTTGAATAATTTTAATATTATTTTTTTCTAATATTGGAAGAATTATATTTATTACTTCTTGCCAGTAATCATAAGTTTTTGATGGCTTCGAAGTTGGATGAAAAGTTAAATATTTCTCTACAGTTAATGGAAAAAACTGTTCATAAACAAAGGGATTTTTAATTTTAGCTCCGCTATTTAAAGCATATTGTTCTAAAATGTGCATATTACTTAAGGTCAAAAGCTATTTTATCTTTACCGTTGTGAATGTAATTTAATATTTTTTGAGTTCCAATATATGGAAGAAATGCTATTTCAAAATATCCATTATGATCTCCTCTTCCCTCTAGCCATAATAGATTATCCATTTGAGGTATATATTCTATTATTCTATGAATGAAAGGATTTCCTTTCAGGATGGAAAAATTTTCTTTTTTTGTAGCAAAGTATAAATTATGATTAGGATATGTTTCTTTAATTGATTCAAGTAATGCGGTTGACAAAAATACATCGCCAATGCTTTCTGGCATGATAAAGAGTATTCTTTTACCTTTGTCATTAGGATCTAAAATTTCTTCAAAATCAATTTTTTTATTTTTTTGATTTTCTTGTTGAGCTACTTGTCTGAAATATTTTTCAATATTTTCTCTACTGTCTCCTTCGGAGAGTCTTTTCATCCAATGCTTATGACCATCATCTTTTTGATCTACTGAGGTCATTTTTAATATATTATGATACAGATAAATCAACCATTGCGAATTATCTTTAATATCAGGAATAACTGCGTCTGGATTCTTTTCTTCTTCTTTTAAAGAAAAATCATAAGAAGTAAAAGGCACATTATCTATAAAATTTTCAAAGACTTTCCCTAATACTTCAATAGAGTAATTTTCGATTGTCCATTTTCTTGCTTTTCTTCCTATTTCTCTTCTTTCTGCTTCTGACATTCTATAGACTTTAAGAAGCTGCTTTGCTATTGAAGATGGGTATGTGGAAGCTTTTCTGAATTGAGTCCCATGTTCTCTGTATTCAGACCATTCTAAAGGAATAGACATAGCGTTGGGAACACACATGTCTTCTCCGCAGCTATAATTCGTTACAAGAGTTACGAGTTCACAATATTTAGCTTCTTGAATTGGAATTTCTTGACCCCCTGATGTAAATGGATGACAATAAACATCCATTAAATTGTAGATTTCACATAATTGCTTTTCAGAAACTCCATTGCTAGGATTAGTTGTTGAGCAGGTTTTCTCAGTATTGCAAACTCCGCATTTTAATTCCTGCCCCTTGAATGAATTAACGAAGTAGTTTTTGCATTTATTGCATAAATAAGTAGTTAAAATATCTTCTCTAGAAACATTGTATTCATCAGCTAGTTTAAAAATATCCCAGCCTTCGCTCCAATGCGTATGCAAAAGTAACTTAGCATTTTTTACTTCTGGATTATTTTTAACAAAATCTCTAAAACCTTCAATTAAATTAGGAACAGATTTTCTTAACTGATTTCTAAAAACAAATCCTACTATAAATGAATCTTGAAGATTATACTTTTTCCTTAATTCATTTCTTTTTTCAATTCCTAAATAGTTAAAATTTGAATAGTTAACTGGTCCATGTACTGTTTTAGCATTAGATACGCCTATCTTATGCATTTCTTTAGTAGCAAATCCACTCCAGATCCAATATTCAGAGGAATTTTTTGCCTGTTTTATAGCTTCATCATAAATAGGCAACGAATCTAAGGTAACCCACAATAAAGAAGTGATATTCTTATACCACTTTTTATTATAGTATTGACCAAAAGCCCAAGGGTCTTGAGCTCCAATCCAGAGATCGGGTTTTTCTGATTTAATTACTTCATCTATATAATAGGATCCATAAGAAACATCTCTTGCTAACGATGGATCTGAATTTATTCTATTGATTTCAGAGGGATCAGTAGGAATACAGCCCAATGTTTTCCAAGGAGTTTTGGAAAGCAAAGGGCTGTTGGTATGGGTGCCGCAGCAATAATGCACTATTTCATATTTATTAGTGCTGTATAAATATGATATTAGCTCTTTCGCTGCTCTACCAAAGCCGGTTTTTGCAAGAGACCAATCTGTTTGGATGACTATTTTTTTCTTTCGCATTAAAAAATGAGCTCTTCAGCCTGAGCTTCGGCCTCAGATTGATTTTGAGTAATTTGAACTTTATTATAAATTGGCTTTTTATCTGCAGTGGGCTCCGCTCCATCAGTAGACTCTTTTTCAGTTTCGATCTTAGTAAATGATTCTGAAATAAATCTAAGCAAAAACTGCTTGACAAGAATTGCCTCCGCAAAAGAAAAACCAATTAAAAAACTATTCTTGTTTACCGTATCTCCTTTACTCTCTTTTGTTGCATTAAATGAGTATCCAATCTGCTTCCCATCTCTTACATAGGGGCAAAACTTTCCCATTGAGTTACCATTTTTAGATGTGTGATAGTAGCTATACTCCGTATTCCTATCAATAGAATCAATAATTCCAGCGGCTTCAGTTGTAGTAAACTTGACTACGCCAGACTTTTCTGGATTCTTGGCGTTTTCTCTAAAAGATCCAACATTTCTAGCCTCATTCCAAGAATGCTGCTTAATGAAGTTGACAAATAAAGAAGCCCCTTTCGCTTGAAAGGAGCATGCAGTACCGGTGATTTTCTTATTTCCTTTATAAAATTGAAGATTCATCTGGATTATATTCTCCAGAAAACTTCGTTTTATCAAGTATTTTTGTCTGCTTTTAGTTGAGAAAGTTTTGTGTAAACTTTATGGGTTTGAATAGCTACAGTTTTCGCAAAAACTGAGTCAGTAAATTTTTGACCAATTACGATAACAATATCTTCTTCTTCTGGAACTTTATTATTTAAAGACTGCATTAGGTCAATATTTTCTGAAAAAACCATTGTGTTGATGCTAGCAGTCTCATCCGAGATTTGCATTTTAAAATATCTCGTTTTCTTTTCTCTAGAAACACCCATCTTGCATTCTTTAACTACTCCAATGAATGCTACATAGTCTTTTTCTGGAAATCTCTCGATGTCTTTTATAAAGACTAAATCGTCTTTTTTGCTTATAAATACATCTCTCAGTTTATTTTTAACACTGTATCCAATAATTGAATTTTCATAAAACCAATTAGCAAAACTTTCTGATTTACTATTTAGCTCATAAATCTTTTTGTATGGATCAGCTTTTTTCCTTAATGTATCAAGTCTAGACTCTTTTATATAAAGTTTACCTTTAGCATCTTTAGCTTGAGTTAAATGAATAACTATCTTTACTAAATCATATTCAAACTGTTCAGCAAATAATTTTGCGTTGACTTTTTCTTTTTCAGTAAGAAGATTCCATAACTGAGCTTCATAGACTAATTTACTTCTAGACTGCTTAAAGTCTCCATCTAAAGCTCCTGCCTGAATAAGAGCACACAAAACGCCTATGTTCAAACTTACTTGAGATGCTGTTTCAAAAATATCAAATTTGTTTTTAAATTCGCCTCTGAATTGATTTACAGCAGTTATGGTTTTCTCACTAATTCCTTTTACAGATAGAAGCCCAAATCGAATATCATTATTTTCTATAGAGAATTCTTCTTTTGATTTTAATAAGTGAGGAGGAAGAAGTTTAATGTTAAAATAAGCTAATTCTTTTTCAATTTTAGAAATTTCTCCAATAGGATCTGGCTCATGCTTGCTCATCTTGAGCAAAGACAAAAAGAATTGTTGAGGATACTTGAACTTTAAGTAAATAGAAATAGCGGCCAATGCTGCATATGCAACTGAATGAGATTTATTAAATTGATAATTAGCTGAATCATTTGCAATTCTCCAAAGGATTTCGCCAATTTTAGGATCAAGTTTTTGTTGGGAGATTTTATCTTTAATTTTTTGCTCCCATTCTTTCATTTCATCAACTTTCTTTTTGCCAACGCAGCGGCGGACAATTTCTGCTTCATCAAGAGAAAAGCCCACTTTGCTAACCATCTTCATTAATTGCTCTTGATAAAGACATACACCTCCAGTAACGCCAAGAATATCGTCAAAAAAAGGATGAATGCTTTCGTAATGATCGTTATTAGTGTAGTTCGCATATTGATCTATAAATTGAAGCGCACCGGGGCGAGCCAAAGCTAGAACACCGCTTAATTGCTCTAAATTTTTTGGCTTTACTTTTTGGCAAACTTTGAAATTTGTTTCTGCTTCAATTTGAAATAGCCCATGAGGATTTCTCAATTCTTGAAGCTTTTGATAAATAAAATTATCATTAACATCAATATCCTCATATTTAATACCTAAAGACTTACATACATCATCTACAACAGAAACTCCTCTTAATCCAAGAAGATCAAGTTTAACGTTGTACGCAGTTATATTGTTCATGTCATAACTTGATACAACTTGTTTGTCAGAAGAAAGTTCTGTTGGACAAGATTGTTCTAGTTCTGAGTGAGAAAGTAGTAATCCAGATGGATGAACTCCTTTATTTTTAATTAAGTTTTGTAGTTTTAAAGCTATCTTGTAAACTTCTGTGTTTTCTTCTGTCCATTTTGCAAATTTTTCGGATTCAACAACAGCTTCTTCAAGACTTCTTACTTGTCCGAAGAGTTTAGGAATGAATGAAGACACATCATTCATTTCGGCTTCCTGCTTTTCAGCTACTGTCTTCCCCGCTTCTTTTATGCAGAGTTTGGAACTTAAAGTATTAAGTGTTAAAATTTTGGAAGTTTTACCCTTAAATTTTTCTTCAAGATAGTTAATTACTTTAGATCTATTATAATAGCAAATATCAAGGTCTACATCAGGAAACAAAGAGCCATCAAAATAGGTAATACCATCAATAATAGTCTTTTTTGCTCTTGCTTTTGAAATAAATCTTTCAAAGAACAAGTCGTATTTGATTGGATCAATTTTAGTAACATCAATTAAAAACAAAATTAATGATCCTGCACAAGATCCTCTTCCGGGGCCAGTTGGAATATTTGTTTCTCTGCAATAATTTACAACATCCCAAATCAAAACGATATAATCAATAAATTCAAGTTCTGTAAGAATGTCTAATTCATATCTAGCTCTATCGATATATTTTTTTTGAATTTCAGAACCTTTAGGTAGATTTAATTTTTTAAATCCTTCTCTTGCTAGTTCTCTTAAAAATTCAAAATTAGAAGCTGAACTTGATAGATTAAGTTTAGTCTTATGCTTTTCTTCAATATCGAACACAGGCATTCGAAGCCCATGTAATCCTAAATCATATTTCTGAAATGACTCGATGAAGTTTAAATTGCTATTTGAAATTTCAGCTTGTTCCATATTTTAATATTTAGATGAAGATCGTTTAAAGCGTCGTGAAGAGTTTCGTAATTATGATCTATATTATATTCTTTACCAAGACTAGTTAAATTAGTTTTAATCCCTTTTCTTCTTTCATTTACGATTTTATATTGATATTCAATCAAAGATAAGTCTGATGAATAAGGAATGCCATATTTTATACCTTTAGCAATACAGTTAGTGTCGATAATTTTTTCAATTAAATGCTGCCAAGGCGCATTATATAATTGGTAAAATTCTTTAATAAGATAAATATCAAAGTTTAGGACGTTATGTCCGACTATGTAATCACAATTCTCAAGCCATTCTTTTATTGCTACAAAAGCTTCAGAAGAATGAATTGCTATTCTGGCATACTTATAAGGATCAAATCTTGTTATTGCTGCAGCTTCTTTGCCTACCTGAATTGGCTTATCCCATTTAATGTATATATTTTTAGAGCCTAAAATTTCTTGACCTTTGACTTTTATCATGCCGCATTGCCAAGGTCTATTATTAATAAAATTAAGGCATAAATTTTCTGTTTCTAAATCGATAAATGTATAGACTTTGTCTTTATCGAATCTAAGTAAATTTTCCATCATCGCGAATTCACCTCTTTCCAGCTTTCGAAGCTAAATTCATTACTACCCATATGTTCAAGATTTGGTTTACTTAAAGTTGTTCTATTATTAATGCATCTAAAAGTAAGATATGATTTAAAATCTTCTTTTTTATTATAGTAGATGCTTTTTGCTAGGATTCGTTTATTTGGATCTTTGCAAAAGTTTAAAATTTTCTTTTCTACTATTTTATCAAAAGGAAGATTGTTATTTTCAATAATAAATGTAGGTTTAGTAAATGCAAATTCTGGACAGCAAATAGAATAAGTCATTACATTTTTGAATATAAACGAATCATAAAATGGAATACATAGTGTTAAATTATCTTCATTCCAGAATTGAGCCAGTTTATTTTCATCTATTCTTGGAACATAATAAAATCCATTTGTTGAAGCAATAGTATAAATTTTGATTAGATTTTTATAACCTTCGCCGTTCTTAGCAAAAATAATTATTTTGCTAGACTTGCTGATTGATTCTTCTGATTTATCTTCTATATTTGGACAAAGTTCCAATCTTAGACCATAAAAAAATGGAACCTTAATTGATGCGAAATTTTTAAACGCATCCAAAAAAGAAGACATATTTTCTTCAACTAAGAAAGCGCGTTTTAAATTATTGTCTTTAACCAAGTCGATTATAGAAATTGATCCATCTTGGCCTGAAGTTCCCGCTTTATCAAGAGTTAATATGGATTTGCCTATACTATAATGACTCTTAAAAAAGGGTAAAATCTTACTTCCATCTGGGGCATCCGTCATATTTAAATTTTTTTACAATGTGAGATTCATTAATTTTTGAATTTTTTGCTTCTTCCAAAGTTAAATAGGTCTTAAGAAGGTTTCCTTCTATATCATAGACTCCATAAAAAAACAAGGGATTTTTAAAGGGGCATACCCATTTTCCAGCTTCGCAAAGCCATTTATTTTTAGGTGAATCTCCAGCGTAGTTTTCTTTAGCGTCTTTTTCAGAAAAGTTTACAATTTTATCATAAACATATTTTAAAGCATATTCAAATCCGCTAAGTTGATCATCTGTAAATTCTACTGGCTGAACCGGTTCTTTCGGAAATCTCAAAAATACAAATTCAACTTTTGGTTTATACTCGGGCCAATATTTTTTAGAGGCAATTGAATAAAGCATCGCCTGCACGTTTGCAGAAAGTTCGTCACCTTTAAATTTTGCCCTGCTAGATTTATAGTCTCGAATTTTTGCTACTTTTTCTTTTTTGTATAAAATAGGAAGATCAATAAATCCTTTTGCCTTGTATCCATTGCCTTCAATTTTAAACTCAAACTCTGGATCTTGAATAGAGCCACCTTTAGGAAAAAAGTCAGTTCCAAGACCAACTAAAATCATTTTATTGATTAAAGTTAAATCTTCTTCATTATCAATTCCTTCTTTTCGTGCATTTTTTAAAATTAACCTGCGGATAGCCAAAGAAGCAAATGCGTCTTTATTTTCTGTGATTATTTTAAAATGCTTCTTGTGCCGAGTATTTAAAAGCATTTCAAAAATTAAATGGCAAATAGTGCCCCTTTTCGCTCCAGAATTAGACTTTTCTGGAACATTTAAATGATATTTGCAGTAGTATAACCAAGAACAAGTCTCTAAAGCTTTAATTCTAGAAGCTGAAAGATAGATTTCTTTTTTATCCATTTAATTCCTTCATATATAAATCTATCTCATTTTCTGACATTTCTCCAAAATCTTTTTTGATTGGCAATTTTATTTCTACTTGTTGATCATCAAAAAATGTAAGTAGTTTTTCTTTAGCTTCTTTTGCTGCCTGATTTCCTGCTGAATTTTTATGTGAATCATTATTGAAAGCTATGATTATTTTTTGCATCTCGTTTTGAATCATAAACTTTATAATTCTGGGAGATATATTTAATCCAAAAGTAACTATGGCATTTTTATATCCATGCTGCCAAAGAGCTAATAAATCTCCTACGCTTTCAACTAAAAATATAGATTTTTGATTTTTAAAAACTTGTTGATTCAAATGGCAAGGGAATACCCATTCTTTTTTAGCTCCAAGATGCTTCCACTTTGCTGAAAATTTATTTTCTCCCGCCTGAAGAGTTCTACCTGTAAACCCAATTATTTTTTTGTCGTCATTATAAATTGGAAATACATATCTATTTATCATTATACCTTTAAGAGCTACTCCGCCGTTGAATTCCGAAACGACTTCTTCACGAATTCCTCTTTTGATCCAGTATGAATGATCTTTAATTAAACCATTTAACAAATTTTCGTCGTATGTTTTTAGCTGATTAATTTCTGTTTTTTCAACTTTTTTACTGCTTTTAGTTATTTGAAATTTATCTTTTAATAAAGCATCAGCCTCTTTTACGTCTGATAAATTTAAAGAAATCTTGATCAGTTCTGAAAGGGATCCTCCCCTGCAGAGTTTATAATCATACCAATATCCTGTATTTTTATTTATAGCTAAGACAGTATCATTATCTGATGATCTATATAAAGGTCTAGTTCTAAACCATGAACCAAAATCTTTAAGATTGCTATAGCCAATATTCAACAAAACTTCTCTTATTTCGATCATAACAAAGCACCATCATTTGGATTTGAATCATTCAAAGAAAAAGTTTGTCTTTCTCTTTCAATAATATCATTCAAAGAACCTCTCTCTTCTACACTAAAATTATTAATTTGAAAATTTATAAAGTTTTGAACGTATTTTTCATCTCCGTTCGCATCTCTTCTTCTTAGAAGATCTTGATGTCCAGCGGCATTCTTGCCTTGAAACCTGCTTTTTAAAGTAATTAATTTATGAGTTCCAAAATCAGGAGTATCTCTTTCCATCTCATCTAAAGTCTTTCTTCTAAAGATGCCCACATAACTTGAAAACCACTGAAGTCTATCAGACAAAGAAATTGCAGAACTATCATCAGTCACTCCGCCGGAACTTCTATTAAAATTCTCACCAGATCTGTTCATTTGCATTGCGGTAAAAAGTGGACAATTAACTTCTTCTGAAACTTTTTTTAGCTTATCTATTTTTTCACCAATCGCTTGGTGCTCTGCCCAATTAGCGCCCACTTTTTCTCCAGTTAGCTTTACATAGTCATAGCAAATAAGGGCAGGATTACCTCTTCCAACTTTACTATAATACCATCTTCTAATAAAAGAAATGATTTCGTCAACGCTTTTATTTCCAACACAATGATGAGTATAATTATATTGTTTATATTCTGACAAAAAAGTTCTCATCTTTTGAGTCATTTCCGGATTTTTTCTCCAATTTCCGGTGTCAATATGCCAGAATGGTATTCCTGTCTTCGCGGCAGCTATTCTTAATTTAACATCTTCAGAGAACATCTCTGTGTCCAAATAAAGAACGTGAGTTTTTTTATTTTTCAAATAAGCTCCCAAGGACATTTCCATCAAGAAAGAACTTTTGCCTTGTCCGGGTCTGCTAACAATAGCGTATAGATTTCCGTTTCTAAGTCCACCATAAAGTCTTGAAAACTCTGGATAATGAATTTGAATTCCTATTTCTTCTTGAGGCTGATTGCCTTTTTCTTCTATAAATTGTTCAATATCTTCAAAGATATTTCTGATTTCATCTGTAGCGTCAAAGGAATTTATTTTTTGTCCATATATTGAATCAATTTCTGCTATTAATTCATTTATATCTTTATTAGAATTACCGGTGACAGTTTCAATAATTCTTTGCGCCATATTTTTTATATCGCGCCTTATGGACAATTTTTTTAATTCCTGAGCGTATTTAATTGCAGAATCTTTATTAGAGACCGGCAAAGAAATACAATCAATGTAATCATAGATATCTAAATCTTCCTGAAAAGAAATCCCCAAATTCTGAATCTTTTGAGCAAGAATGACTTTATCAAACTTTTCCTTAGTGTTACATAGCTGTCTTACAACTGAAAAAATTGTTCCGTTAATGTCATTGGTAAAATCAATTTCTGAAACAAAATGATCCAAGTCATAAAAGACCTCTGGATTTTTAATTAACGCGCCGAGTAGAGATTGTTCTACTTTAACTGATGATAACTTCATTAATCTATTTTTTTATATCTCCATCATCGCTGTCGTCATCATCTTCGTCTTCTTCAGATTCGACAACTCTGATATTCTTTATTGTATTTTCAAGGTTTATTTGTTCAATCGCATTGAACCAATTAATTATATAATAATGCATTGCCATGGCATTTTGCGGATTATCGAATTTTGATCGAACTTCCGGCATGCCGCTTTTGTCGAACGTGAATAATAAAAATCCTCCCTGAGAACACTCATCTATTTGCGTCAGAATACTTTCTGGGAACTGGAAATGTTTATTTTTATTACCCACAAGTTATATTACACTATTAGTATATTAAATGTATGATTTATATAATCAACAGTTAACTTGGGTATGTCTTTTGCCTCTAACTCAATAAGTTGGATTTGATTTTTCTCAAGCCATTCTGATTTTTTATAATCTCGCTTTATAGAGTTTAAATAATTCAATCGCGAATTATTGTGAAAAAATTTATTAAAAGAATTATGTTGATCTCCATTAACTTCAATTGCTATCTTTTTTGTGAAATTAATAAAATCTACTTTCATTCTTGTGCCGAAAACTGGAAACTCTTCATAGCAAATATGAGTTTTCCAAAATGGTTTCAGAAATTGTTTAACTTCAAATTGAATATTTGAACGAGATTTCTTATCCCAATCTATCAAAAATTTAGAGACATTTTTATTAAGTAATTTACCAGTAATTGTAAAGAGTCTCATTTTGTTTGAACAGCTTTTAGTTTGCTGAACAGATATTTGCACGCCTGTTCATTTTCTTCAAGCCATTTCCTAAAATTATCTCTTCCTTGATGTTGCTTTGGAATTTCAATTCCGTTTTGCTTCATTTCTTCGATCAAAGAATCATCGACAGTAATCCAAGCTCCTTTTGCAGTAACCAATTCCCACATCAGAAGACAATCTAAAATTTCATATTCGATCCAAATGCCAGAAGGCTTTTTGCCAAATTTAATAGGATATTGAACTATTGTCTTTCTAGTGCTTTCAGAAGTAGACTTTTGAATGATTACTTTAGAGTATTTGCCTATTGATTTACTTTTGCCGTCATTCATTTTACCAGAAGGATTATCAAGAATGAAATCATTCATGGCTGTTGTACTATACTCTAAAATAAAATCTGCCCAGTGAAGCAAAGCGTTTCCTCCGCTAAACATTCCTCCTCTTGGAGCGGTCTTAGCATAGGGATCAATCTTAATTTCTGAAGTAATTTGACTAATAGCAATCATTAAATGACCATGTTTGAACATTCCAATACTCAATGACTGCAGCAATTTTTTACTAATTACTTGAGTGCCTGCTACTTTACTAGCATCTACAGGATTAGTCTCTTTGTCTCGTTTAAGAATAAGGCCATCCATTGAATCAATTACAAAACAATATCTAATATTTTCTTCATTATTCAATACAAGGTCTTTAATTACATTAATAATTAAGTCATAAACGTTTGACTCTAGGATAAAAACTGAACCATCGGTCCATTCGTTTGCATCAGTAACAAATTTTAAACCGCATCTTTCTTTATTTTCTTTTGAGAGTCTTCCTTCTGCTAGAATCCAAACAACTCTTGCTTTTGGAACGTCACTTAAAAAGTTTCTAACTATTTCTAGAGCTTGAGGAGTTTTTCCTTCGTTATTGGGGCCGCAAAGGCGTATCAAAGAAGGAGTAATTCCTCCGCCTACTGCGGCATCTAACAAAAGACTGCCGGTAGAAATTTTCCAGCTTACAGAATCTTCGAAATTAAAATGATCACTTTGATGTTCTTTGCTATTTAAAATTGCGTTCAAACGATTTGAAGCATTTGCGCCGGTTGATTTTTCTTCAGTTTGTTTCGGAGGTCTTCCCATAGGATAAAAATTCTTTTATTGTTTTAGGTTTTTTTGAAAAAACCTTATCTTTCCCGACTTTAGGCTCTGCTAGATTATGGCAGGAATCTTCTTTTTTGTCAAGAGCTTCTTCGAGTTTCTTTTTCTTATTTTTTAATTCTTTTTGATTTAAAAATATTTTATATTTATTATTTAAATAGTTTATATTTTGTTCAGAAAGAAGAAAAGGTAGCATGTCTACCAAAGGGTAAGGTTCAAGCCATTCCCAAAAAGATTCTTCTGGAAATTTTTCTAATAAAGTTTTTGCTGCCTTCATGTCTCGCGGCCAATATATTCTATCAGATTTAACGAATTTTTCTACAATCTTTTGTTTAATTGTCATCAGTAGCCAAATCACTAGCAACCATTTCTCTCACTAAATCTTTAAATGAGTATTTGGGTTGCCAGCCTAATTCTTTCCGCGCTAGAGTACTATTTCCTAGCAGAATGTCAACCTCTGCTGGTCTAAAAAATTGTGAATTTATTTTTACAAGAACTGATGATTGCAAATTGTACTCTTCAATAATATAATTAACAACAGAAAATTCTTCTGATATTCCATTCCCATGCCAGCACCCTTCGATACCCGCTTCTTTAAAAGCTATTTCAACAAATTCTCTAATTGAATGAGTCTCATCACTAGAAAGAACATATTCATTTGGTTTTTTTTGATTGAGCATTTTCCATACTCCATCGACGAAATCTAATGCATGACTCCAGTCTCGTTTTGAATCTAAATTGCCTAATTTTATTGGTTCAAAAGATTCTTCGTTTTTAATTGATTTAATAATTCTGGCTATTCCTTTGGTAATTTTTCTAGTTACGAATTCTTCTCCTCTTCTGGGAGATTCATGATTAAACAAATATCCTTGAATTGCAAAAAGATTATAAGATTCGCGGTATACTTTTACAATATAGCGTGCAGCGGTTTTAGCAGCACCATACGGAGACCTAGGAGACATAGGATGCTTTTCATCTTGGGGTACATATTTTACATCTCCAAACTCTTCTGAACTTCCCGCATTATAAAATCTACATGCTGGGACATGTTTTCTAATAGCTTCTAAACATCTTAATACACCAATAGCATCAACATCAAATGTTTGCTCTGGAATTTGCCAGCTTGATCCCACGAAAGACTGAGCGCCAAAATTAATAAAATAATCAGGTTTAATTTCTCTTACAACGTTATCAATAGATTGAGAATCTGAAAGATCAAGGGTTACAAGCTTTAAACGATTATTATTAAGATGTCCAGCGAAATTAGAATAATTAGGTTTTGACAACCTTCTTACTGCTCCAAAAATATTATAATTTGTATTCTCTATTAAGTAATCTACCATGTAAGAACCATCTTGCCCTGAAATTCCTGTTACAATAACATTTTTCATTTTTATTCTCCTCTTATTTTTTTATTAGATTCAATTGCTTGATCAAGAATTGAAAGATTCACATCGTTGTCTTTTGCATATTTGACAAAAGCTTTGCTGTCTTTAGGGAAGCACTTTCCTCCAAATCCTCTATTGTCTGGGAAAACAGAAGTGAAAGACTTATTCATTCTTGGATCTAAAAGCCAAAGGTCTCTAACTTCTGTATATGATATATCGGTATTTTTGCACAAATCAAAAATCTCATTACAAAAAGCGACTTTGACAGAATAAAAAGAGTTCTTTAAATACTTAACAGTCTCTGCTGTTTTGCTAGTCGTCTTGCGGTATGATTTATCTGGGCCAGCAATTTCTTGATATAAATTAATTACATTTTCACAAACTTCTGCGTCTCCTCCGAATATATAATATGGACATTCTTTGATGTCCTTCATAAACTTATAAGGAGACCAGTATTTATTTTCTCCAGCAAATTCTGGGCTAAAGATTACTTTCTTATTATATTTTTCAGATAAATATTCTGTAGTTCCCGGTTTTACGGTTGATTTAATTACTATATTCTTTACATTTATCCAAGAAAAACATTGCTCAACTAAAGAAGTGTCACAAGAACCATCTTCTCTTGGTTGAGTTGGTACACAAATAAAAGCATATTCACACTCCTGATTGATTACTTCTTTGCTTTGACAATTCTCGTAAACTGGATCAAATATATAAATCTTATGTCTTTCTTTAAAAAAGTTCGCTACTGCTTTTCCAACATATCCGTATCCAATTACAGCTATATTTTTCATTTCAAAGGTTGTTTAAATAATTCGTTACTTGGTTAATCTGGCTTTCGCATAGTTTATTATGCAAGCCTATGTAAAATCCATTTTGATGAATAAATTCACTGTTGTTAAAATTAGCAAATTTATCAAATTTTTCAAAGCATGTCTGTCTCAATAGATTTCCAGAAATGATTGGTCTTGTTTCTATGTCGTTATCTTTACAAAACTGTAGTGCTGATTTAAATTTATCGTTATCTGTTTTTCTAAAAATGATAGGTAAACAAAAAGCTACAGGTTGCCTCTTATAAAAATTTTTTGCTATTATGTATTTATTTGGATCTAAATATGATTCGAATAAACTATAAAGATTTTTTCTATTATCTATATACTCTTGTACTCTTTCGAAATCAAGCAAGCCTATATAGGCATGAATATCAGAATTCCTAAAGTTATTGCCTAACAAATAAAAATCAAACTTTGAGTCGACATTCTCATTTAGATATCTATTATTATTAATTAAAGATCTAGTCATCCCATGATTTCTAGCCATTAGAAAATAATCTTTTTCATCATCATCGTTCGTAAAAACGAAACCCCCTTCTACGCTTTGAAGTTGATGCCCAAAATAAGTACTTGTAGTAGATGTAAAAAATGAAGATATGTTTTTATTTTCATAACTGCCAAAAGTGTTTTCGCAATTATCCATCATTACTTTTACATTATATTTTCCAGATAGTTCTTTTAATTTTTCTATATTTGGCACGAAGCCAAGCAAAGAAGTTGCGAAAATACAAGCTACATTTTTAGAATTTTTTTCTAAATAAGCTTCCGTCTTTTTAAGGTCAAGACAGAAGTCTTCCAAGCTAATATCAATAAATTTAGGTTTAAACCCTTCTCTTATGAATGGCGAAACAGAGGTGATCCATGTAGTAGACGGAAATATTATTGTGTCTTTCGTCTTTGTAAAAACATGATCCTTAAGATACATAGCTACCAAAGTGTTAGCTACTGAACCATTTGCCACAAATATAGAATGTTTTACTTGAGCAAATTCAGACATTTTCAATTCAAACTCTTGAACCTTTTTATTCATGGTCCAAAAATTATTTGATTTTAAAAAGAAAAGGGCTATTTTTATTCTGTCTAATAAAGAAAAATTAGACACATTTAAGGGCCATTTAGTTTTCATTTTTTAAATACTCTTTCAAGCTCCAAGTTTTCCTACTATTTATAATATCTTTAATACTATGATTTAACAAAGAATATCTATAGAAATCTTTGAAAACAAACTCCCATTCAAAGTATTCTATATAATCTTTAAAATACTCTGATCTGATAAAATGAGCTAATCCATCAAGACTTCTTTCAAATCCTAATTCCTCTAGCTTCAAATTAAAAATTATTCTTTGTTCTTCATGGATTTCGAATTCTGAATCATTTGGGTAAAACATTCTCATTTGATTTGAGACATTCCATAAGCAATATTTTACTCCATGCAAAAGCATAGAGTTAGGGAACTTCTTTTTGTTGTAAATAAAATCGGCAAAATGTACGCCGTTTTCATCGTAAACGACTTTTGATTCATCTCTTAAATCGACGCACTTTGTTCTTATCGGGTGTATAGTTGTATGAACAGAAGTTGGTTGAAAGGTCATATCTGGATAAAATTTAAATAGATATGGTCTTCCCCATGCAGCGGCTTCATAACCTTTAGCCTCCCACTGAATTATATTATCATGAAGTTTTTCTAGGAATTGCTTTTTTGGTTCTTCTTGAGAATCAAGCATAAGAACCCAATCGCCAAACTTTATCGGACCAGCTTGGATAGCCATTGTCATTCCAAGCGAATTAATATTTACCCAATTAGACCTAACTATTCTGCCATTTTTTTTATTTTCTAAAAGCGTTTTGTATGTGCCATCATCGTCAGAGAAATCTTCTTTTTGATAATTAACACAAAAGCATATTCCTTCAAAGTACTCTTTAAATGAAACAAGAGTCTTTATGTTTTCAAGCTCTCCGCTTCCTCCTACTTGCCCAGCTAGCCAGATTTTCTTTTTCATGCTTTGTATACTTCTGGTATCATTATACTAAATTTCCTATAATAATTATAATCGAAATCTAGATCTTGTTTTTCATTATTCCAAGAATAAGAACAACATCCTATCGCTTTATGCTGATAATTAATTTTATTTATTAAGAAATCCTTTGTTCCAACCCATGATAGATGTTTTGGGTTGCATATCGTTCTTGGAATTATTTTTCTTGAACTAAATTCGCTTTTTGTATTATTATTGTACTCTAGCCAATTGTCCCAATACCATTTCTTTATTCCGTTATTTTTCTTTACCCAGTTTATTCTGGCTGGGGCAAAATCTAACACATATCTGTCTTTATTAACTCCTATGTAGTTCTTAAAATTGACATGATAAGTATCATATAAGTTTTCTTCTTGTATCCATTTTAAGGTATTTAATATTTCTTCAAAAGAATAATATTCGTCAAATAAATCTAATTGCCAAACTAAGTCTAGGTCGTGAGCTTTTAAGTTTTCCCAACAGTAGTTTCTAGATTGGAAATCTAATATTGGTTCCTTAACTATATTAAAATAATCAATTGATTTACTTAATAAAAGAGAACCCACTTCTTTTTCCATTCGGTTATTGTCATAAACTTTGCCAAGTTCTCGTCGTTCTTTAAATAAAGCAGTAGTTACAGAAATAAAAACGCTATCAGGATATAAGGCTTTTAATTTTAGCCAAGGTTCAAGTATTTGATTTAAATTATCACATTGATACCCAACGCCTACTATGCCTATTTTTAACATTTTTGGAATAGAGATATAGTTTTATTCCTTTTGTATTAGCCAAGAAGACCCAATGTGATTTTATTTTTATTGTTTTTAATTATATTATTAAATGCTGAATAAAAAGATTCTACCATTTTTTCAGAAGAATAATTTAATGAAGAATTATAACAGTCTTTTTGTTTTATGTTTAAACAATTGTTTATGCTTTCAACAAAGTCCATCTCTGTTTCGATAATGTACCCGTTTATACTATTTTTTATAAGCTTAGGCCAAAATCCATTTCGCGTTGACATGATGGGAGTACCATAGCTTAAAGACTCTATTGCACTAAGGTTAAATGGAGTTTGCCAAAAATGTAAATATGTCGTGAGCATGGCTTTTTTGTAATAAAAAGCTTTTTCAGAATTAGATATTATTCCGATATATTTTATCAAATTGCTATCAACATATTGCATTAATGGATATCCGTTTTGAATGGGGCCAGCAAGAACTAATGGGATCGAATATTTTCTGCATAATTGAGCAACTTCAATACTACCGAAAATACCTTCATGCCTTGTACATTGAAAAATAAGTTTTTCTTTTTGATATTCTTGAAACACAGGAACATGTACTCCAATCGTTACATCATAAATTTTTGTCTTATTTGATACGATGCTATTTTGATTCTGCCGATCATAGAGTAAGAGATTTTCCATTTCTGGGTTTATTTTCTCATCTCTCCCGACTGCCCAGCAGCACTGCTTTCCTTTTAAACCTTCTAGATTTAGAACGGTATCAAACCTATGATAAACAAAAATATCAAATTCTTCTGATTGAGGAATAATGTCTTTTAGTCTTTTCCCTAAGACAATATCTGCTCTTTGTTTTTCTGATGTAATTATGCAGTTATTTTTATTAGAAATATTACTAAAACATTTTTCTCCTGCTGCTATAAAAAATTTATTATCTTTTTGCAAGGCTGCACTTGCGAAAACTCTCCCTCCTCCATACTTATTTGGATTAGAAGAATAATCTTCTATTAGGTTGTCATCATTTAAATCTAAATATAAAATTTTCATTTATACCATCTTTTCAATTGTTCTTGCAGCCTTAACGCGCTCTTTTCCCAAGATAGATTTTCTATTGCGTATTTCCTGCCATTTGTAGAAATATAATTTCGTAATTCGGCGTTATTCTTTAGCTCAATTAATTTTTCAGCAGCTTTTGTAGTATTGCCTACCGCCCAAGTGGGAGCAGAAGAATACCCGGATAAGAAAAAGAAATTTCTACAACCTATTTCTGTCAATGTTTGAAAATCTTTATTTATGTCTACTTCGGAAAATGGAATCTCTATTCCGGTTCGTCTATCAAAAATATACTCTCTAGGTCCAGAATATGCAACCGCTAAGGTAGGTATACCCATCGTCATTGACTCAAGTGGAGGCATGGCCCAAGTGCTAGACCTATTCATGTAAAGGTGGCAATCAACACCAGAAAACCATTCTGTGATTTGAGAGATATCATTAAAATGTGTATTTTGATACTCTACTATAATATTATTTTCTTTAGAGAAATGATCGACAAATTGAGAAAACCTTTCTGTCCCATTCCTATCTTTAATTACTAATTTCGCAGTTTTATCTCTAGAAAAAGCTTTTGCGAAAGACTGTAAGCATAATTCTACTCCTCCTCTTATTAAAGATTCGGTATAAACTCCAACAACAAATTGTGATAGGTTTTTCGTTTTTTCTATTTTTGGATAAAGACTGGAGTCTACTCCAAGAGGAAAATACCCAGAGTAATTTACATCATATCCGCCTTTTAAGATAAAATTTAAATTATCTTTACTAACTCCAAGTATTGGTTTGCCTCCAGCTTTTTGCAAAAGGATATTAGAAAAAGATATTTCATAGGTACAGATAAATGCATCTGCTTTGTAACCATGATCATTGCAGCAACCATCATAAATGACAATCAAAGAATCATCAGAATAAATTCCTAAAGATTTTGCAGCTTCATTTAAAGAGTCTGTTATAATTTTGCTACTAAATCTGGCTTTATTATTTGGGTCGCCGATAACTTTAAATTTTAAATTATTCATGCGATTTTAAATACTTAACTAAATTTTCTGCTGACTTCTTCCATGTCCAGTTGTCTTTGATGATTTGCTTGTAATCAAACGATGAAATTCCATTCCAGTTTTCTTTAACTTCAATTAATTTTTGTGCGTATTCATCTGTATCAAAATCATAATATCTAGGTTCTTCTGCAAAAGAAAAAGAACCATAGCAATTAGTTAACCCAAAAGAAGTAAGTGATTGTAGTTTATTTCTGATCGCTATCTCTACGCTTGGCTTTATGCTGATAGGAGCTTGCATTTCATTAGAGGGAGAAAAATCTCCAACAATAGGTAAACATTTACAACACATAGATTCATGCACTGCTAACCCCCAGCTTGACATTCTCATTACCATTAAGAGTACATGGCTTTCAGAATACAAGTCTCTCATTCCGTCAAAAGTAATTCTTTCTTTATTATATGTGATATTTACATTATATACATCTTTAATCTTTTTAATATTTCCTTCTAAAGATTTAGATTCAGAAGTGTTTTTAATAATTAGTTGAGTTGAATCATTTCCAGTAAAAGCTTTTACATAAGCTTCTAGAGCTAAATCAAGTCCAGATCTAACGTTACTAAAAGAGTTAAATAAAAAGGTGAATTTCGAATTTTTATCTTTTGTTTGTCTGTAAAATTCTGAATCGCATCCCGGCATAACAGTTCGACACGGGACATCATATTTATTCCATAGGTTTGTTATTTGATTAGAAAGCCCAAATAAAATTGGTTTATGATATTGATAAGAATGATAAAGCTCATTAGGAAGTACATTAATCATGTCCCAAACATTTATAAGAAACGTTTTTTTGTTTTTATATTTAAACCCCATGTCTAAACCATCAACAATGCCTACAAAGTCAGCTTCATCGGGCTCTGCGTAATATCCTATTTCTTTTAATCCTTTGTTTAGTCCATGAGCTACAATTGCAAAACTTCCCATATTTTTTAAATACAGGGGATCCGAATCTTTTCTTGGATCTTTATCAAATAGACAGATTTTCATTTTATTACTTTCTGAAGTAATTCTTTCGTATATCTTAGTCTTCTTTCTTTTTCTGTTGCTGGAAAATGGCAAACAAAATCTCCTTGTTCCCAATCAAGAGATTCTCCTTCTTTGGTCTTATAGAAGGCGTTCATCTCTTTTTTAGGAATAAATTTACAATACTTAAGAATTTCTGGATTATGAAACATTAAATGATCTTGCGCTCTATTTTCCCAAATTGGGTCATTGACAAACTGAGACTGTTTATTAATTTCCAAAAAAAAGTTCTTCGACCATTCGCAATTTCTAATCATAAATTCCCCCATGCATGGAGAATAACTGTCTTGAGTAATGATATAATTTTGTTCTTTTAGTTCTGGAAGATTTACTTCTGTAGGTATAGCGACAGGACTCAAAAAAAGAGTTTCGTTTCTTTTATAGTCTGTATTAATGATATCTTCTACTTTTTTATTAAAATTAGTAATTAATGAATCTGCATCTGTCCAAAAAATCCAATCGTAGTTTTCTATTAAACTAAGAATTAATGGAACCTTAAACCAAGAAGCTGGTCTATCATACCCCTCATAAGATCTAAAACACAAAAAAGAATAGTTATTCTTCATTGCGTATTCATATTTATTTTGAGCAGAAAGTAAGCCTACTTCTCTATAAGATTCATTTGAATCATACCCCGTAAGAATTAAAATCTTCATTGCTAATATTTTCTAAAATTTGCGTTGTCTTTAATGATATATCAAAATTATTTTTATACATGGAGTTTTGTATAGATTCAAAAAAAGATTCAAGCATTATTTTTAAAGTGTTGAACTTATTAAAGTCTTCTATAGTAAATAAATTTTGACCATCTTTACTTTTTATTTCTAACTTTTGTTTTCTGCACTGTGCCGAGTTTCCAAATAAAGCTTTAGCTTTTGATTTTAAAAACTCAAAACGGCATTCAGTTAATCCATTTTCAGTTTTTCTCCATTGTAAATTATTAATATTAGCACCTTCAAAAAGATAAAGAATTAAAGAAATTTTATGAGGTCCATAATCCCAACAGCCAGAATAGTCTCTATATGGTCCTTTATTATAAAAACAACAGTCGATTTCAAAGCTTTGGTTTTCTTGTCGTAGATACTCTTTTATTTGATTAACTTCAGGATTAAAAAGATGTTGGTAAGTTGTATAAAAAGTAAGCTTTCTTTCTTTATAAATATCAAATAAAATTCGCGCTTGCTCATAAGAGAAAACGAGAGGTTTTTCGCAGATTATATTTTTATTATTTAATAATGCTTGCTTGCAAAATTCAAAATGGGTATTTGGTGGCGAAGCGATTATTACATTATTAATCTTTTGATTACAGAATATAATATTTGGATCATTTACCCATTGATGAGGATAATTAGGCTTTTCTTCTAATAGGTTATAAGACTCAACTGTCTTGGAGCATACTGCTGTTACGGGTTTTTTTAAAGAGTTAAGATTTTTGATATAATTCTTGCCAAATTTTAAACCTATAACGGCAGTACTCATTAATATTTATAATTTATAACCGCCCATTTATGAACTCTTTCGACCATTTCTTTTACATTTATTTTAGGGTTGTATCCAAGTTCTTTTGAAGCTTTTTCTATTGAGGGACATCTCCTCTTTGGCTCATGAAAGTAAGTCGCTGGAGTTTCAACTATTTCAACCAAGTCTTTCTTACCAGTTATTTCTTGTACAAGCAACGCGAAATCTTTAATGGATATTTCGTTATGTGGGCTTCCAATGTGATAAAGCAGACTCTCTCCTTTCGTTAGGACTTTAATACATCCAGCGATTACGTCAGTGTAATAACTAAATGTTCTTGTTTGATCCCCCGGAGCAAATACCTTAATCTTCTCGTTTTTATAACAAGCAGAAAGGAAGTTCGGTAAAACTCTAAAATCATTTTGCCGCATCCTTCCTACGCAATTAAACAATCTGACTACCTTTACTTGAGTATTATGTTTGGTCTTATAAATCCAACTAAGAGTTTCAATCATCATCTTGCCAACATCATAACACGCTCTAGGATTCATGGTATGGACTTTTGGAATATATTCCTCATTTGTAGGAACATCTTTATCGTCAGGAGTTCCAAGTACTTCTGAGCTAGAGAAGTTTAATATCTTCGCATTTTTTAAATTAGCAAGCCTTAACATGTTTCTAACAGCGTTTACAGAAACATCAATAGTTTCTAAACTATAAACTGCATAGCTAGATGGGCTTGCATTACCGCTTGCGTTAATAATAAAAGTAATTTCTCCTTGCGGGAGTTTATCTTCTATAGGAAGCACTAAATCATGTTCAATGTATTTAATGTTCTCATCTTGTATTTCTTCTGGTCTGTTTCTTCCAACATAGTTATCAACAGAGATTATCTTGCATGGTTTAGAAAAAATATTTCTATTTAAGTAAATAAGATAAGAGTTGATAGCTTTGCCTATGAATCCAGACCCTCCAAGAACCAGTATCGTTTTGCCTTCAAATTCAGCACTCTCTTCAGCGCAGTTTTGGTAGATCTCTTGTAATTCATTTATTGGGTAATCGTTAATTTCTTGACTCATGTTGAAAATGGGTTTATCCAGATACCTTTGTATTGTTTATTGTTATTAATTATTAAATCTGAAAAATTCCATGCCGTGATAATGCAATAATCGCTTGGATTTTTTATAAAGTAATCTTTTGAAACTATTGGGATGTGATTTCCCGGAGCATACAATCCTTGCTTAGTTGGAGAATCATCAACAACATAATCAATAGAGCTTTTATCTAAGCCAAATACTTTAGTAAAAGTCGTAAACTTAGCTGGGCATCCATAGGCAGAAATTGTTTTATTTTCTTTTTGAGCTTTGGAAATGGTTTGCTGTAAGGCTTTCTTTTTAAGTTTAATTGATTTGTTTAAATCAGAATATCTATTTAGGTTCGAATAGAATAACTCTTCTTCTTCCTTTATAGAATTTATATTTGAAAGTTCTTGTTTTTTATCTATCTTTAATTTAAAGCCAGAATTGATCCATTTGCTGTAAAATCTAATAGTACCACCTTGATTATTGGTTTTTTGCACTTTTACAATTTCTAAATTATATTTAAGCAATAGCTTCTGGATCGGCACTAAGGAATGGTAATAAATATGTTCGTGATAAACTTGATCAAAATACTTTCCCTTAATAGTGTCTAATAAGTAAGCGTTTTCAAAAATAAATAATCCTTTTGTATCTAATAAGGAACATATAGATTCTAATATAGAGTGTAGGTCGTCTATATGAGCAAAACAGTTATTGCAGCAAATGACTTTTGCCTTTTTTCCTTGGTCTTTTATTATAGATAGAGCTAAGTCTTTATTAAAGAAATCATTATAAGTTTTTAGATTGTTGCTATTGGCTTTATTTGCGAGATTAGTCGCTGGTTCAACACCAACGCAATGAATTTGATTTTTTACAAACTCTTCTATTAGTATTCCATCGTTAGATCCGATATCAACAACATACTGGTCTTTTGATATGTCAATAGTATTTTTGATCGCTTTCACATAATGACCAAAATATTTCTTAAGACTTCCGCTTTCAGAGCTGCTATATAAATAATTAGAAAAAAGAATTTGAGGATCTACAGTGTCATACAACTGAACGGATCGACAATCCTTGCATTCAAATAATCTTAAAGGAGCAGATTTTTCCTTTTGATGCAATTGCTCTTTTTTTAAGAAGCTGTTAGCAAAAGGAGTACTTCCAAAATCAAATATTTTTTCTATGTTATCACTTGAACATAGTCTGCAAGAATTATTTTTCCCAATCATGTTATTGATTATCTAAATCAAATTCAAGTCTCACAAGATCATTCTCGTAATCTTCTTGATTTCTAGCCCCGGTTGAAAAACACAAGAATTCATTATAGTTGTAATCTTCAAATAACATAAGATGCTCAAGCATTGGTCCTGTCCAAAAGATATCGCCTTTTTGATATTTTGATACTTGAGGCTTATCTTTTGAACCTACAGGTCTTTCAAAATAAGTAATAGATCCCTCTGTCACAAGACACCAGTGTCCAGTAGTCTTATGATAATGGTTAGCTCTCCTTGCCCCTTTAGAGCTTGTAATTTTTAATACATCAGCATTGGAGCAAATTTTTTCAATAACTCCTCTTTGGTCAGTAAACTTATTATTCATTTCTTGGATTTTTTTCTAGGTATTCTGTTTTAAATTTTGGACTTCCTACAAAAGTTGAGCCTTCTGGGACAATCATGCCGTTAATTCCACCGCCGCAAACGTGCGAAGAAATAGAATAATCACAGATGTCTAAAAAGCCAAAGTTTTTAGAAATGTCAATTCCTTTATGTAACATATATTTTTCAGCAAACATGCTAAGAGTTCCGCTCATGTGAGCGTCTGAAGCGTGTCGCCTATTGCCAGTATTGTTTTTATGGAATGCTCTTTCCATGAAGTTCCAATAAAAGTTCTCTGTAGAATTATATATTGGATCATTAAAAATATTAAGACTAAATATCTCTTTTAGTCTTTTCCAATTGACTATTTGGCACCCGCAAGAATTACTTACTCCTTGAACTTCTATTTCTCCTGTTTTTGTTTTTAGTTTATAAGGTTCGTAAAGGTGCTGTCTTGATTTTAAATCATAGCCAAATTGATCCACCATTAATTTAACAAATTCATTGTGAGTTTTATTTCGATCATACATGTCTGGGTGATTGCATCCAGAAATTGCTATCGTATATGGAGATGCTTCGAAAACAGAAACCACATCTTCTAGCCATCCTTTCCTCCAGACATAATCAGATTCTAAAAAACATACCAAGTCAACATCTTCGTATTCTCTCATGGTAGAATAAGCTTTTTCAAAAGAGAAACCTATCCCAAGATTTTTGCCATGAGAAATAAAATTAAAATTATTTTGACTACAGAAATTGAATAAATAATTTCTATATTCTTGTTCTGAGCTATCGTCAATAATCGTTACTTCGTTTGGTCTTATGTTAGTATTATAAAACAAAGTTTTAATACTTAGTTTGGCTATGCTAGGTCTATTGTAAGTGATAATGATAAAAGCTATTTTCATTTTAATATTTAAAAAAGAGGATTTTGCTCCAGTCTGTTTGATTATTTATTAATAAATTGGCAAGCATTTTCCTATCAAATAAAATCGTTTGAGGGAACATGATGTTATTATATACTATGTCTTTTATCAAAGAATAGTTAAGATTTAATGGCACACATTCTTCATAGTCTTCTTTCCATCTAGAGATCCAAGGAAGTTTATTAAACTGAGGATCTAAAATTAATCTAGGTATTCCTATTTGATAAGCTACATGGCTTGGGCCATTACATGTAAAAATACCGTATTTAGACTTTAGTAAAACGTCTAAAGAGTCTTCAAAATTTGGATTCTCATGAATATAAACATTGCTAGGAAATTCCATATTGAAATTTCCCATATCTATTTCTTTGTCCCAACTTTTTATATTGGGAAAATAAATTTGATAGTCTGGCAAAGAGGATGCCAAACTAAGTAAAAGATTTTGGAGATCTTTATATAAATAACCCGGCGTTGAAGTTGCTAAACCGCAATAGATAATATTTTCTTTTTTTTGTTTATTATCTAATAGTACACGATGTTTTTTTATTAATTGTGGATTTAAATTATATTGACTAAAATCTAGGGCTAAAGGATTATGAAAAAGTAAATCTGGAACATTATATGTTAAATCTGAGCAAGAGAACTCTTGTTTTAATTGATTCTGAAGCTTTTGATTTAAAACTATATTATTATTTTCAGTTATTACTTCATTGACTTGATGAAGTTTAAATTTTTTACCAAAAATATAATTTAAAGGTTTAAAAATCTGATCTCTTGTCGAAATACAGTTGACGTGCTCTATATTTTGAGCAGTTAATAATGAGGAAATTTGTAAAGCGAGGATGCAGTCTCCTAACCCGTGACCCCCTAAATTTAATAACATTATAGAGCTACTTACCGCGCTCTATTATATTATCTAATTTAGCTTCTATTTTATCAAATCTAGC